TGGTGTAATAGTTATGATTTATATACTAAATACACAAAACCACTAGAACCGTATTTAGAAAAATACCACAGGGAGATGATATTAAATGAAAGTACAATCAACAGTAAGACCTGATAAAATTGAAATATTAGGCAATAAAGTATTAATAAGAAGTAATATTGTTGAAACAGAAAAAGTTGAAGAGAATGGCGATATTCAAATTATATTTGAGTATGACGAAGTAGTTTATGCAAAAGATGAATATATAAGAATGATAAGTATTAAGAATTCGGAAACAGAAGAAGTTGTAGACCAAATACTATTAAACGATTTAATGGGGGTGTAACATGTTCGAATATCTTAAAAGATTATACGATGCTGACAGATTAGATGAGCAAGGATTGCAAAAGGCTTTAGATAGAGGTTGGATAACGCAGGAAGAATTTAACAATATTACTAGTGTCCAATAAAGGGGATTCACAAAGTTTATCCACTCTTTCCTAGTTTGACTTTCGCCTCAAAATATGATATAATAGGTATAAGGATATGGAGGTAAAAATGGAAAACACAGTACTCATAACAGTAATTGTGACTCCTGTCATAGCCTTTTTCCTAAAGGTTCTTTATCAAGAATATTTATTCTTTAGGAATAAAAATGAGAGACCAACAACAGTGTTGAAAAAACATGAGTTGTTGAATTCTTATTTCGACAATCGGTTAAATTTTATAAATAACATATGAAATATTTCTGATAAGGGTAGACAGACTGTTGTAAGAATTGCGATGACAGCTTATTTGGAGATTTGGAGAGAACATTTATTGGAGTTAGCAAAGGAGGTAGACGAGTCACACAAACGAGAAAAAGAATGTGCAGACCTATACCAAATAAACATGAAGGCTTTTAATACATCGATAGAAGAGTACACTCATTTCTATCAGAATAATAATTTCTCAAAGGAGGAAAATGAAATATTTGAGATTTTTATGGATAAGTTTCAATCTTATCATCTAAGCAACATCAAATCAATAGAGGGGTTTGTATTTAGAATATGTATGAATAAGTTAATAACAAATTGTGTAGAAATACAGTATATGATATTCTCAAATTACTTAAGTGCATTTGATATTACTTTCATGGACATGAATGATACTGTCTCAAAGTTAAATGGAGAACTTACTGGGAAAATTATTAATGACATAAAAATAGGAGAATTAAAGGAGGTGTATTAATGAATAACTTTTGGACAAATGGATTTAGTATTGAAGAAACAAAATTTTCTACTCTAGTTCTTGTTTTATTCGTAGCATTCATTTATGTAATATATGCAGATGTTGCTAATGGGTATATTTACACTGATAAGATATTCGATGTTATCAAGTGGTTGATAGCAGGAATAGCAGGTATTAATGGATTACGTGTCTTGGGAGATTTGAGCGACAATACAAGCCATGACGAAAAAGAATATGATATTAGAGGATAAAAAAAACATAATTATACTTGAATTTGCCCTTAAATTACATTTGTAATATAAAATATAGTTTAAGGGTATATTTATATCAAGAAAATAAAAGTAGTTTAGAACGAGATTTCATAAAAAGGGGTGATTGGGAAAAGTGAATAAAAATTTTGATGTATTCGAAAAGTTAAACATACATGAATGACATAGGGCAGGGTATACTGGAAAAGGTGTAAGAATAATGGAGTTAGAAGGTGCAAATCCATTAAACCCTCAATTCGATAATATGTTGATAAATGACTTCGACGATGGTCTAGAAAAGGGAGACTTAAATAATTCCCACGGAAGCAAGGTTTTTGATGTTATTCATCAAGTGTGTCCAGACTCAAAGTTGTTCGTAGGTAGCTCTTCTACTTCTGACATAATTAGTAAAACAGTACCCTACATTGATAAAAACGACATTCATTTAGTCGGAGCTAGTCTAGGGGGATTTGATAGAGAAAAAGTTAATATAAAAATAAGGGAGCTCAAGGAAAAGGGTGTGGCTTTCTTTACTAGCGTTGGAAACACTGGAGATAGAGGAGCTGGTGAGTTTGCTAAAAGCGAAGAATGAATAAATACTGGTGCTGTTCATTTAAAGAAAGGTAAGCCTTACAGACCTTCTTACTCATCTATAGACGAAGTGTTAGACTTTACATGTTATTCCAATATTTACATTGAGTCAGATAAAAAAGATGGATACTGATTTAAACAACAAGGAACAAGTTTTTCCAATCCACTTCTAATGGCTATGGCAGGACTTATAAATCAGAAAGCATTAGAAGAAATTGGTAGAGTACTATGTCAGAGTGAAATTGAAGGTATATTCAAAGATAATGTTATGGACTTAGGAAAGGTCGGACGAGATGAATACTACGGACATGGATTGGTTATATTACCAAACCCAAAAGACTTAAAACTATCGAATTATGTAATGGGCAACAAGAAAGAAAAGACATCAAAGACAAATATGAAAGAACAGAGTAAAGTAGGAGGTACGGACATGAATTTTAAAAATAAGTATAATATTAGATATGATTTATTAAGAGAAGGAAGTAAAAGAAGAAGTGGTAAAAGTGCTAGTAAAATAGGTTTTATAGTAGCCCATGATACAGGGAATAAAAACTCTACAGCTGCTAATAATGTAGCTTTCTATAAAAGGAGAAATAAAGACGACTACGCTTCTGCACACACTTTCATAGACGATAAAGAAATAATAGAAATCATACCAGCAACCAAAGGAAGAACTGAAAAGGCTTGGCATGTAAGATATAATACACCCACAGATAATTTAGCTTACGATAATGAGGCAAATGACTCAGCTATTGGAGTAGAATTATGTTATGGTGACAATATTAATTTTCAGAAAGCCTATGATAGGTATATATGGTATATAACTTATCTTACTATACTATATGACTTAAATCCTTATATAGACATAACGGGACACTTCTTATTAGACTCAACAAGAAAAACAGACCCAGTTAATGCTTTAAGGTTCGGTGGCAAAACTTGGAAGGAATTTCTATTGGATGTAATAAGCTTATACGAACAATATAAAGACACTTCAATCGAATTAAAAGATGAAGAGAAAATAGAAGTAAAAGTAAGTAATAACTACAAACCAAATTTAAAAGTTGGAATGAGTTCTGAATATGTTACACTCTTAGAGAATGCTCTTATACAATTAGGGTACTTTACAGAAAAGCAATATTTAGACCAATACTATGGAACTTACACTGAAAAAATCGTAAGGGAGTTCCAGACAGCAGAGGGAATTGAGATTGATGGTAGAGCAGGTCCTCAAACTTGAGCCACTATACAAAAAGCTATTGATAGAAAGAAAAAAGGCTCTTCTGTAGACTTCTTAAAAGAGAAGATGAACGGTGGCGAAGTAGTTATAATGGAGAAAATGTTAGACTTCGTTGGCTATAATTTAGGCAGTTATAAAGATGACTATTTTGGTTGGGTTACTACAAAGGCTTTAAAGAAATTCCAAGAAGATAACAACTTAGATGTAGATGGAATTTATGGCATAAATACTAAAAAGGCTTTAGAAGAAGCTTATATTAAAAAAAAAGAACAACCAGTAGTAGCTAGTGCCTATAGAAAAATTAGAATGTATGATAGTGATATCCATATCTATAAAACGCAACCACAAGACAAAGTTAGAGTAGAAATAGGCAATCCAGGAGTGTTAGAGAAACTAAGTAATATATTTAATCCAGCAAAGGCAAAGATAAATGCAGGATTTTTCGGTGGCGGGAAAGAACACCTAGGAATGTTAATTAGAGAGGGACTTTATTATTATCCTCCTACTAGCAACTTCATAGATTTTATCTATTACAAAAATGGTAAAACACAAATAAAGAACCTTGATGGATACGATGGTGCTTTATTAAGTAGTTTTCAGAATGAAGCACATTGGGCGATTGGAACAAGCTGGTCCTTAATTCAAGAAGGAGAAGTCAATTTAGAAAACGCTGACAAAATATCTCATTCTGGTTGGAGAAATCCAAGAACATTCTTCGGACAAAATAAAGATGGGACGTTTACGTTATGCGTAATAGACGGCAGGAAAATAGCAACTAAAGGAGTTACTGCAAAGCAAGAGGCTGAGATAGCTAAGCACTTGGGACTCTGGAACGCAGTCAACCTAGACGGTGGCGGTTCATCGGTAATGATAGTTGCTGGAAAGATAATGAATAACCCTTCTGATAAAGATGAAAGGTTAATTGGTTCGGCAATAGTAGTAAAGTAGGTGTAAAATGAAAGATGTTTATGATTTAAGCAACGCTGGAATATGAGCTTCAAAAGGATACAAAGGTCAAGGGACACATGTTGTAGTTCTAGATGATGAAGGAGACGCAACCCCTTGAATGAATCAAGTCAAAACAATTGGTACAATCCCAGGAGTCTTTTCGCACAACACAAAAGTAAGTTTAGTTGTAAAAAAAATGGCTCCACTATGTAGAGTAACTATGATTAATTTCATTGGTGAAAACAGCAATAGGATTCAGGCTTTAGAATGGTTAAAGAAAAACAAAGAAGACATTGACTTAATAAACATGAGCTTTTCATTGAGTCGTGCACAAGAAGGCTACCGACAGATTCTAAGATTGGGAATTCCCATGATATGTTCTGCAGGCAATCAAAGTCTTGAGTACGTGAGGTATCCTGCTTCTGATTATCAAACCGTTGCAGTAGGAGCATTTGATAGGACTACAGGAGAAATAAAAGATTACAGTAACATTGGTCGGAAACTAGATTGTGTTGGATTTACAGATATTAGCGTACAAAGGAATGTATCTGGGTTTATGTATTCAGTACGAGGCACTTCTGCCTCAGCTCCCTATGTGACAGGAATAATAGCTATATACATGAGTTTCCTTAAGTCTAAGGGTGTGTATAAAAAAATGAACTACCGTGAAGTGAAACGATTCTTAAAAAACATCAGTGTCGATTTAGGCTCTACAGGAAAGGATGTTAGAACAGGGTCTGGTTTAATAAAGTTACCCAAAGAAATTAAATTACACAATCCTTGTTGGACTTGATGGAATAAATTAAAAAGTTTATAAACTATAAAAAGGAGAGTAAAAATGGATAGTACAATTTTTATATTATTAGGAGTTCTTGCAGTCTCTATAGGTTTGCCTTTTGCAGTAAGATGGGCTAGAGAAACGTACGGAGTTTCCGAACAAGACTTAAAAACCGCATCAGATATCTTAAATATTTCAATAATGATTTTAGAAGAATTGGATTTTGAAAAGGGAGATGATGTAATAGGGTTTGCCACACTGGTAAGAATTTCAATAGAGTTTGCATCTGAATTTGAAGGAGAAGACGACAAAGAGCAAATGAAATTAATTGCTTATGACCATGCAATAACTCAATTGGAAAATCTAAAGATAGAAGTTACAGAGAGAAGAATGCAAATAATCAGAATGATGATAGATGCAACTTTAAGATTCTATGTATAAAAAAAAGAGACCTCATTAAGAGGTCTTTTTTATTGCCTTAATTCCTGCTTCTTCTTCCAATGCTATCACTAAATCAAGGAGGGTGTCAGAGCTTCCCCTATGGTATTTTATCTTAACAGAGGCACTTGACGTTAATAAATTAGTTTTTTTATCGTCGACGAGAATTCCTCCACTCATGTCTATAAGCTCCTTGGTGTTTTCAAATGGGTCCAATTGAAGTCCTATAATCTGACTAATGAAAGGTAAATTAGTTCTACACCATTTTGTTTTCTTAGAAATATTTCCTTGGGTTCCAATAGTACATATATACAAATCGAATTCTTCGCTTAATCTAGCTAAGTAACCTCTGTCTTCTTCTGACATTTCTATTCTTTCAAAAAAATCGTCACTTTTATAAAAGGTTTCAATAATGTCTGAGGCTGATTTCTTGTCATTCTCTTCGAAGATTACTGGCAACTCTGTCGAGTAATCCCATGAGTTACTTCTAAAAAACATTCTTTGCACCTCTTTATCTAAGTGTCCATAATATTTTCTATACATATCATAAATAATCTTATCTGAATTTATAATAACATTGTCGAAGTCTAAGAAAAGTTTTATTTTCATTAAATCGCCAATTTCTTAATCGCCATGTAACTAACTACAGAAGTGATAAATGACACTGTAATCGGTGATACAACTACTAAATTTCTACTAAGAATAAAAGCCAACAATGATAGTGCTGTTACTATTGCCTTTGTCTTATTGAATTTAATATCCATTAAAGTTGTTGCTCCTAGATTAATGAATAAGAATAATAATAGGGCTCCGTATATTGGAAATGGAACTCTGGATAAAGAATTAGCTATAATTGGGACAAAAGCCATAACTATAAATATTAACGCTGTGTATATCTGAGCTGTTGGATGTAAATCCCTCTCTCCAATACTCTTTAAGAAACCATTATTTTCAGAATAAGATACCGTTGGTACTCCGAAAAATGATGAGAATATATTTGCCGTTCCTATCCCAAAGAATACACAAGACCAACTCATATCTTCTCCTAATTCAACTTCGTTTATCATTGCTGTCGCTGAAACATCTCCAAACACTTCTCCTATAACAGATATCGAAATTAAACTGATTGCAGTAAAAGCAGTGATTGAAACATGAGGAACTGTAAGGAATATAGAACCTGTGTCCATTGGAGCCACTCACATTCCCGCATAATATGTTCCTGCTCCCATTAATAGTAATGACAACGGCAATGCGTAATCTTTAACCTTTGGTATAAATGATAGTGTTAATAAAATACCTATTGTTATAAAACCAATTTGCGAGTTCGCCATACTCCAACCAATTGGAATTAACAGTAAAGATATATATACAACTGATAATTTAAATATAAACTTGGGAACTCTGTTTAATAGGTTGGGGAATTTTTTAAGTATGGCTCCAACTCCTAGATATATTAAACCTATTCCTAACACTCCAAACCCTACATATTCGTTCCCCAGTGTCTGAGATATCAATAACATACCACCAATGTATGAGGCTGATACACCCAATACACTAGATAGTTTATTTTTTGTAAAGATGTGAAAAATCAATGTTGACAATCCAACTGCCAAAAAGGCATTACTGGGAGTCACACCAACTGTTGCCGCAACGAATAAAATACTGGTTAAAGCTACTGCCATGTGCTCAAGCCCCATTGCAAAGTGCTTAATATGTCTCTTAAATATGCTTACCATTCGTTTCCCTCCAATATTCTTCTAAAGATGCAAAGCTAGAGTAGAACTCACCATTGCCCAAAACTTTTAATCCTCCAATAACAAATTGATTATATCCTTTTGGAACTCCCATTCCAACATAATCTCCAGCTGTCTCTCTTCTTATGTCTGAAAGTATTGCATCTACCCTTATCTTTTTGAAAGGATTATGTTTCTGAATGATTGCTAAGGCTTCTGCATCTAACTCTGGAGTCATTTTGTCTAATGCTTCCATGAACAAGTTGCCAGACAAAACCATTCCTAGCTCCATCATTAATCCAGGGTCTTCGTTGTCTATTGGAGCGGTTACAACATCAGAGGTTAATATCTTACTCATATCCTGAAGAAAGATATCTTCATTCGTAGGGACACTATCCTTTTTATTTATTTCATCATTGGCTATCGGATTATAAACTTTGAATCCTAGTTTTTCTAAGCTCTCTCCTTCTAGAACCCTTTGTCTTACTTCTGCCTCCGTAAAGAGCTCACCACCTATATAAAATCTTAAACTCATATTACCTCCTATTAAATACTACTATTCTCTATGTCAAATACTATGTCTGCTGAACTTGCGTCCTCCCCCCATTGATATTCATTCAATTGTTCAATAGCATGTACTCCTATCAATATTGCGTCACTTTCATCATTCGTTACTTTTATATTAAATCTATCCAACACGTATTTTTTTGAAGCTCTCTTTTTTTCAGTTCTTCCTTTACCTTTAATGCTTGAAGAACTCCTCCATTGAGAAGCTGTAACAACTAAAAACTGTATGTTGTTTTCATATAGTCAAGTTACTAATACATATAGTAGTCCAGATAATTTCTTATGTGTCGCTGCATTCCTCATATAGTAAACATCTTCAACTACTACTGCATCAATATCGTATTCCTCAACTATTTCTATCATTCATTTTTTTATTCCGGCAATCTTCTCTACGTACTTATTTCCATCCACTTTCATTTTCCCGTAATCTAACATCGATGCTTTACCATCTTTGTAATTAAATACGGCAAACCCACTTGTGGTTGCTTGGTCTAAGGCTAAAATGTTTAATTCAATGATTACATCTCCTTCAATTGTTTTTTTAAAAAGTGTTTAGGACAAAGTGGTATATACATTTCATCACCAACTAACACTTCTTCACCATCCGTGACTACTTTCCCATTGACAACTCGTGAGTTAAACTTTGCTCGTTTGCCACACCAACATAAACCTATTATCTCATCAAAGCTATCTCCAAGTTCGAATAGTCTTTTGCTCCCTTTAAAAAACTCTCCCTTAAAAGTTGTCTTTAGTGTATAGGTTAAAACTGGGATTCCTCTCAGGTGTGCTATCCTATATAACTGTTCTACTTGTTCGCCACTTAGAAATTGAGACTCATCTATAATTATAACATCTGTTTCTATGTTCCTTTGAATCCTTTGGTCTAATAACACTAATATATTGTCATGTTTTGTTATAGGTTCGGCAGGTGTACTACTACCCTCCAACCTAGACTGTATTTGGTTCGTTCCTTCTCCTCTGTCACTGATGTCTAATTTTAAAGTCCAAACACTCTTATTTCTTCTTTTGTATTGGTAAACAACTCTTAATAAATCTAAAGTTTTACCAGCTCCCATTGTCCCATGCTTGACATATAATTTTGACATTTAGTCCACTTTAAGTTTCTCTTTTAAATACGGACTTAAATCAATAGCTATCCATATTGGCAGATATATTAAAATTATTTGCCACCAAGTAGCATCTGGGTAGTACATGCCACTCATTCTTGTCCAAACGATTGGTAATGCCATTATTAAAATGTAAAGTAATCTTCTCACTTTGACCTCCTATTTTTTATCCATTATATAAATACAAACCAATAAGAACAAAACCACTCCTATAAAATCAAAAGCCAAGTCTGGTAAAGAACTTGTCCACCTCGAACCTTTGACGGTTATATCATATATTTCTTTTCCTATTCCTATCATTAAAGTTAAATTAAAACCATATCTAATTGCTCTTATTTTATCATATTTGAGCAAAAGAACTCCTGATTGATAAATGGTATTGGCAATAATAAAACTACAAACTAAGTGTAAAATAGAACCCATATTACATCATGTTCTCCTTCGTTATACTTGCGATATTTTCTTGCATGTGACTTGAAACTTTAGCATATCCTTCGTCATTAACTTCTTCGGGAAATCCTCTAAATTCAACTCTAGCAGGGTACACTTCTAATATCTCCCCATCTTCAACATCAAAGACAATAGCCCATCCGAATAGATGTAAAGTAGTATTTATGAACCAAAGCAAACCACTATCTTGAAATTCTTTCCATTTTTTTCTTTTTATCATAGAACCTCCCATTTTAATCTGTGCTTCCTATTCCTCCAGCTCTCTCCTCTGTTACTTCTTCTTCATCGTCAACTGTTTTATAAGTCATAAATATTCCTTGTGCAATAGCGTCTCCAGCACTTATTGTCAATGGAACGTTACTCTCATTCCTCATCTTTAACCATATGTGACCTTCATTCGGTGAACCAATATAGTCTGCATCAATTACGGCAGTCGTATTAGCAAGTCTAACATAGTATTTAAACCCCAATGAACTTCTTGGCATAATGAGTAAAACCTCATCTTCTTCCATATCAACTTTTATTCCCGTAGGGAGTTTTATTTCGTCTCCGCTGTCTAGTATAAAATTATAAGGGGAGAAAAAATCATACCCCGCTGACATCTTCGTTCCTCTTTTAGGAATTTTTATATCTTCTCTACCCATTTCCTTCATGTCTTTGTCCATTTGGACTTGCGATATTCTATGAAACTTTCTACTCATCGTCTTCCTCCTCTAAATCCTTTTCTCCTAGTATTATTTCATTAACTTCACAATCTTTTGAGTTCACATAGTAGATTTTACCGCCTACACTCAATACATGTTCTTCTGTTAATTTTATAGCATTAATCAATTTGTCAACTGGAGGTGTATCTTCGTCCCAATTAAGCATTTTCATAACGGCTGTGCTATGGTATTGACCACTACCAATTACATAGTAATCATTTTCTATAGGAACCATAGAGTAATCTCCACTCATAAGGTACATTTTATCTTTAAAAACTATTAATAATTCCCCATCAAAACGCTCCCCGTCTTTAGGACTATGCGTTGTAACAATTTCTATTACTTCCTTGAGTTCAAATTTTACCTGAGTGATAAATTCATAATCTCCTAAATTATTTTGAAATTCTTTATTAGCTCTCTCTAAAGCTCCTCTGACTTTCTCATTCCTTGTTTCTGACATTATCTTCGGCAAAAATTCATAATATTGTAATTCAGACAAGCCCAATTCTCCCACCATTCCAATAAGTAAATTCCCATCCATGGTTGGGTTAACCTTGCATATATCTAATCTAGTATCTGTAAAAGAATTGCTAGCCATTGAATCACTAGCCATATGAATTACCCCTTCTTTATCTCTAATTGCTATTACTACACTCATTTATACTTTCCTTTCATATTCAATTATTTCTACTGTGTAGGGTTCAACATAATAGAATTCTGGGTTTGTAGACTGTCCCTCTTGCATTTCCGTTAAAGGTTCATCATATTCCACTGCAACAAAGTAGTCATTTATCTTAAATATAGATTTTACTCTTGCATGCCATCTATGTTTTTCAACTTGTACGTCAACTATATACTCGAACTCTTCTGTACTGGCAAAATCCAACCTATCTAAGGTACTAAAAACAATATCTTCGAAATATGAATCATAGTCAGTAGTCGAGCTTTGTAATTCCTTAAGCAATGTTCTTTCCTGCTCTGGTGTATACATTTTATCCTCCCCTTCATAAAAAAAATAGAAGTAAAAATACTCCTATTTAATTTTTATACCAATAGTTATTAAATAAATTCACAGATTTATCTCTTAACAAATATGCAATAATCATTTCTGAAAACATTTTCCCCTCCTCCTTTTTTTAAAGAGAAGTCTTTTTATCTTCTAAAATATATTGTATCACATATTACAATATCTGTCAAGTTTATCTTACAGGACAGTGACCACTTTCACATCCTGCTCCATCGTCTATCTCGAAGTCCGAACCATCTTCATAATCTGATAGTAACTCTTCGTCGAACTTTGGAAGTTCTTGAACCATATTCTTGTATTCGTCTTCAGTTATACTCTCGAAAGGAAGTAACTCATAAAAGCTATCATCTAATGATAAGAAAGATATTCCTACGAAACAATCCCAATTATCCCACAACCATTCCTCTACTAAGTCCCATTCATCTTTTCTAACATGGACAGTAATACTAGCATTATGGTCTACGAATTCTTCCATTAATAATTTGTACTCATCCAATTGTTCAATTGCACCTACGTCGTACTTAGTCCTACCCTTTGGAGCTTTAACAGGAAATTCAAATACTTTCGTAGAATGCTCTTCTCTAGTTTGTCCTACTTCTGGCTTCCATTCGAATCCGGAGTCTATCATAGACATCGCAACAGGGTCTTTAGCTGATACTCTAACTCTTCTTATATAAAAAGGACTATGTGACCAATGAATACCCGAAGAAGCACTGTTAGGTAATATTGAAACTGTTCCTGCTGGTTGTGCTGTTGTTACTAATTCTGCTTTTGTTACATTATATTTCTTAGCTAATTCTTCATTCATGTTGTTTGCAACACTTCTCATGAATTTCAACAGCTTTTTCTTTTCATCTTGACTAATATTTCCTTTGTTTATAAAGTCTTGATATCCAGTCATTGAAACGCCAATTATTCTATCTTCTCTTGCAACATCATCCCACTCCAGTAAGTCCAACTCTTGTAGACTAATAATGAATGCTATATAAGTTGCCCATTCTACTGATTGCTCTAATTCATCATATAATATCCCTCCTGATTCGTCTAAGAAAGATAACATGGATATAATGGTTAAATTACAATGTTGTTTCGATTTTAAAAGTATTTCCGCACCTTACCACACTTACTTTCATAAGCCAACTTTAAGTTGTTGTAGTCTGGACTATACCATATTACATTTAAGTAATGAGATATTATAGTCTCTGAACATCCCCTATAAAATAAGGTTTTGATGCTGATTGTCCAATTCATACAATTTTTAACATTCGCGTTTATAGTTTCCTATTACGCTGTAGTTTGTATGACTCTAAGGAGTTTCCAGCAGTTTAATCTCTTTTAAATCCACATGTTTGGTCTATGGATTAAGTCCTTCTGCGTCTGGTTTTCTTCTTTGAATCTCTTCTAGATTAGCTATTCCCACTTATATTAATCATAGACGCTATTCATATGACCAGTCCTTAAAATGTAATAGGGACTGCTATATATTTCTATATAGGTTAGACTATATCATGACTCATTTGAGTCTCTTCCGCTTCGAATACCAATAACTTGTATTCTACTCCTTTTCAGGATAGTCGTTGAACTTTAACAGTGTTGGAAGTTACATGTAACACTATTCTTAGCTGCTGATTGTCTTTGCCATTACGCAGTAAGAGTTTCCAGCAATTCAAAAGATTTATAGAACCCAGTTTTTACTTTAGGCTCTCCAGAAACTTTCATAGTTTGAACATGCTCGTGTAAAGCCTCTCTTGCAGGTTTTTTCTTATACAGTACAGTGTTATTGCTCATTTGTCTATGTTTTATATCTGTGTCTATTTGCCATTTACCATTAACTTCTGTATATAAGTTAGTCTTTGCATTTCTTGTTTCGTAATCGTCAGCAGACACTAAGGCAATTTCAGCTGCTCTCCTTACCATTTATATTCGAACATGTTCGTTAGGCATATCCCGTTCTCCTATGAACTGCTATATGTTGCCATATAGATTAGACTATATCTTCACTCTTATACATTTAAGCAAAAGAGGTTTCCTGTTTCCACTCACTTGAGTGTACGTCTTTCGACTAGTCGTTGCACCTTTTATAATTAATCTTCTTTTTATTTTTTTTACCAATCTTCCTTACAGAAGATTAATTATAACTTGGCTCAGAATTGTCTTAAGATACACTTAAGAGTTTCTCTGAATTTAAGAAATGTTTTTTTGTGTTGGAGGCATAAAATTTACCACCAACAACTATTGCTTCTGCTATTAAGCCATTAATATCTAACATATCAATAGGCTTTAGCTTAACTCTATGTCTGGTTATCTTACCACCGTTAGAATTTTTAATAATTCTGTCTATTCCACTAAAAGACTCTTTTAAAGGTATATGACCACTTGCTGTGCCACCAAATGTCTTTAGGACCTCTCCCGCAGGACGAACATTATCATAGTTGAATAAGATAGTTTTTATTAAACCATCACTTGAACTAGCTTTGTAGTTGACTAAAAACTCTAAATAAATCTTTAATGATTCAGTCCAACCTCTTTTAGAATCTCCAACTACAATCTCTAGTATAGAATTATTACTTAATGTCGTTGTTGTTAACTCTTGTCTAGCTAGTCTTGGAACAGGCTGATAGTCCTTGTGAATTATTTCTATGTCTTGTCTTACTGGTTGTATCTTTTCAACGTCTTCTTTCAGTATTCTATATCCGACACCACTACCCAACATTAATAAGTACATTGCGTCAACTAGGTTAAATATATCGTCCATTGTGACATAACTACAATTAAAAGCACTTTGGAAATTTCTTTTAATGGATTCTGTCCCACCCGTATATCTGATTCTGCCAGAAGAAAATACTTTGAAATTGTACATCAAGTCAAATAATTCTTCTGCTTTCTCAGAGTCACCTTTGGGGTCTAACTCTATCATATAGTCCACAACTCTTGCGTTCATTTCCAACCAAGTTTCTCGTCTATTTATGCCTTTAATAAATCTAGAGTATGTTCTATAGAAAGTAAATTTTGATAACTCTGAGTCAAATGGATTTGGGTCTCTAGCATAATCTCTTAAAAACTCTTTGTTCAAATATTTAAATTTCTTGTAAGGGTGCCACCTCTCCCTTATCTGTTTGTGCTTTTCTCTATATAATATAAAAGCTTTTACTACTTTGCCTTGGTCTGCGTGTACTAATTCAGACTCAACCATATCCTGTACTTGTTCTATTGTGAAACTTTTACCCATAAAATCTTCATGATGTTTAGCTTCTTCTTCTATAGTTCTTCCTATATCCGAACACAGCTTCATATCAAGTTCTACGTCTTTGACATCTGAAAAGGCTGAGGCTATAGCATTAATAACCTTGTCTTTCTGAAATTCTTCTTCACTTCCATCTCTTTTAATAATAAACATATATCACTCCTTTATTCTTTTACCGTGTAAACTCTATTATACCATAGATTTTTATTGTTGTCAAGTTTACGCGAAAAGACTTTCCATTACCATATCTATCTTTTGATATAATTCTTCTTTTGTTGTGTCATTAGATATGTCAATCATTTCTTTGTTTTCCGCTCCTCTTTCTGATTCATGGTCAAATCTATTTATATCGCATGAACCATCTCTGTTTTTTACTCTTTGTTCTGCTAAGTCTAATGAAGCAGAAATTCTAATAGGTAAAAAGTTATTTTTTAATCCCCAAAGATATTCATTCTCTTGTCTTAAGTCTGATATAACTAACTTATCTGTTCCTACTAATTTTTCTATATCTTTTATCTTTCTCTCCATTTCATTTATCCAAACATCTTGGTCTAAAGAACGAAATCCCTCTCCTATAGATTGTAACAATACCCTATCTTTATCTTTCATATCGAAGTACTGATTAGCTATCGTATAAATAGCTCCAGCAAAAGAAACTTTGGTATATCCATACTTATTAACTAAATAGTCTGCTACTGTATCTTTACCACATCCTGGGCTAGGTGAACTTAACATTATTTTCATACTTTACTCTCCTATCCTTTTTAAATCATCAATCTGATAAGCCTCGTCATCTCCTTCTACATATACTAAGTTGCCAAGTCTAGCAAAAACTTTTAAAACCGTATTTGCCGAATACTTTTCCGTACTCTCTCTAAAAACAACAGAGTCTCCTATATTTATTCTCATATGGCTCCCCCTCTCACTTTTCATCAACTCAATGAATGAGAAACTTCCGATGCTACTTCTTTCATAAGTTTTTACAAAAGATGCTATAAAAGCTTTACTAACTTTCTTAATTTCTACCGCACTTGGCGGAACGTCTATTATAAATTCTTTGTTCGAAGAAAGTAGACTTAGTGCAAATGTTAAGTTCAATTCGTTGTCTCCAAAATCAAAGAAATCATCCACTTCCTTCTTTTCTTCTTCTGTTATTAATTCAGTGCAGAAAAAATTGACTTTCTTTCCACATAGAATTTCTAATTCAAATGTTAATAAATTACTATAATTCATATATTTCCTCCTATTTGTATTTTCTATCCTAATTATATTATACCATTTAAGTAAAAGAAAGTCAAGGTTTTTCTTACAAAAGTTAACTATGTTTCTCACTTCTCATTTCTAATTTTCCATCGTCTGTTATTTTTTCAATTAAGTAAACTAAACTTTGCTTTGTCCTGGAATAATCTTTCCCCCTAAAAGTGGTTTCGCTCGACCTATATCCAGTAATCATAATTTTGTTGCCCCTACTAAAAAAACTACTATCTATAATAGAGCTATTCTTTTTGACTTGTCTATCGTAGTACGCAAAATCAGAACCTTTAAACTTTACAGTAACGACTCCACTCCTAGTTAATATTTGAGTCATATGTTTATTCTTATTTCTGCTAAGGCAAGTTCCAATTATCGTTGATAAGTGAAATACTGGGTACTTGTCTTTCCAATAAAACTTCACAGGTTTTATTTTTAAGTCTTTAAATTTATCCACGAATGGATAATATTCATAGTCTATATAGTCTAATTCATTGTCTGTGGCATAATAGGATATAGAATCCATTTCCCATTTACCTATTGTTCCTTCAGTATAGTGGGACGCTTCTTCCACTATTATGATTTTATTGTACTCTTTTAAAAGTTCTTTTTCATTCTCTTTAATAAATTTTCTTAACTTATCTGCATCTTTCTCATAAGTAGACTCGAAAACTGATGACTCTACTAAATATTTGTCTTTCTTGTAAACAACTTTTAACTCTGGGTGTTCTACATTTAAAAATTCAATCATCATTTCTTGTAATGGAAAATATTTTTTGTCATCTACCTTTATTTCTTCGTTTGAACGTAGTATTTTTCTTAAGTACCACATTATTGAGCTATTCTTAACTTTTGTATTACTAAAAAATTTAGCATCAAATAGTCCAGCCATATTCCTTAAAGACAAGGAAGTTTTTACCTTTGCTTTTCCAGCAATATAATCCATTAATAATTCTCTTCTGTCTTTTTCTTCAATGTTCCTGAAGGCATTTGACTTAATCAAGGATATATTTTTCCTCTTTGACGGTTTTATTCTTTTATAAAAGTCTCCATAGCTAGTGTATGGTCTACTCTCTACTATTTCAGTAACAAGGTCATCACCAACGTAAGACATTCCTTTTAGTCCGAATAATATAACTCCTCCATCAAAGTCTGGGGTAAATACATATCCAGATTTATTGATGTCTGGAGGTGCTATTGTTATTCCAACTTGCTCCATATTACTAATTGCCACAGCTACTTTACCATAGTTAGAAGATGTGTTCTTATCTCCATCTTGGTCTATTGCACCACTTTCAACTGTTAAACAAGCTGAATTCCAAGCTAAGTCATTATACTCATATGTTAAGTTTAAAATTTGCAAAGCTATCATAGAATAAGGTAAGGTATGATTCCGACTAAAACTATCATGTTGTTCCCACATTTTTGTGGGCATGGACTAACTCTTTAAAGTTTAATATCTCTCTAATAAGGTATTAAACTTTATCCACTGTTTGGAGAATAGGAATTTCACCTAAACTCTACTTCCCTTGCGGGAATAGTCTCTACACTCGCTTTCGCTAGCACGGGATTGTCATATCCATAAATGGACTTAGATTTCCCCGTTAGCACTAAATTAATAGTACACCCTATATTTATAGGTTAAGTGGAATGGGCAATTTTATTTACCCAAGTTGAGGAACTACACAATGATGCCATACGTAATTTATTATTTCCTCTCTTGCTCCAGTTCTTTCCTTCGCTTTATCGAAGTAATCTTCTTTTAACTTATCTATTAATTTAGCTTTCTTCTTTGCTATGGCTTTTCTAGCCTTATGTGCCTCTACAACAGTAAAGCCAGATATGGATTCGTCCATTAGGATTTCCATAATGTCTTCTTGTGTAGCCGCAATGCCGTAACTTTTATCTAAGTGTTTCTTCATTGTCATTATCTCATCTTCGTTTAAGCCTTGTAGGTGCATTTCTTCATACCAAAGACTTATATCCTTTCTAAACTTAATAAACTTATCTAATGGTTGAATACTTCCTCCACTAGATGATAATCTCATTAATGAGTTTGCTGTTGCCATCTCCACCAATGAATGAGGTGCTACTTCTCTTATGGCTTTAGAACCCACCATTGTATCAAATTGGAATAGAGAAACAATTTCACCTTTCGCAGCTTTGTCCCACATTTCTAAGTTGTCATACTCAAGGACAGCAGGAGATAAATACTTATCATAAGTCTCCCTTAGTGTTTCTTGTCTTTCCATCGCACCGTTGGTGATTAAATGATTCATAGTTATTCTAATTTTATCTAGAATCTTTACAGTTAAGAAGTCAAATTTGACTCCTCCCATATACATCTTTATCCTATGTTTCCACAGGGACGGACTATTTCATGTTCTATTTTAAAATAGAACTCTTGCACTTCGACTGGGACAATATCCAGTCTACGCCTCTCGGCTAGTCTCTACATCTTTCTCTTGCTTCAATAATAGTTTTTATAAAGTTCTGAGGTTTTAAAAGCCCTATAAAGTTGGGAATGCCCCTTTAAATTTAAGTCTCTTAGGACTAAAGTTACTGAGTCATATACCTCAACTAGATTCCAATTGATATCATATTTGTAAACTTTTTTAGAACTTGTTGCACCGACATCAACTTTACCAATATTAGAACCAACAACTCCTTTTTTAGATTCACTTATTTTTTATTGTTATTTACACTATTATTAAAACTTAAGACTTGACACGAGATTGCCATATTGCCGAAGCAACTTAGGTTTCCTCGTTAGCTTAACCCCTTTAATAAGGATTAAACACCCTTTTTGTCGTAAGGTTCACAAAATTTACTATAACTCTCACAAGTTATAGGGACTATATAATTAATCCGAATCTGACATGTCAAACTGAGTTGTAGGAACATCACTCGGAGACATCATCAAAGCATTCCTTTTATAATAAGGTTCATTATATATATAGATACCAGAGGCATGTATGCTTCTCTTGTCTATAATTCCCTCGAATGCTAATATCGTCTCCTGTAATTTTTTATCTTCATATTCTTCCAACTTAGACAAAAACTCTTGTTGAACTCCTCTTTCCTTTTCTCTATTGCCGAATATAACGTCTGCCAATGGTCAGTTAGCACCCCTCTCTTCTGGAACCAATCCAGTTAAATATAATGCTTCTGACTCCTCGATACCTAAACCACGACAAGCAGATGTTATACTACTCCTAGAGCCAATTGTTCCAAAGGTGGCTATGTTTAATACTCTATCTTCTCCAAACTCTACATTTAAAGCCTTAAGTATTTGACCTCTCTGTGACTTTTGTGAGTCCAAGTCAATGTCCATAATGTCTGGTCTGTCTTTGTGGAGAAACCTCCACCAAGGAATGTCCCATTTTAAAGGGTTTATTTGTATTATGTCTATCAAGTAATTTATTAATAATCCTGTTGCTGAACCCCTTGAAGGTCCTACAAGACTGTCTCCCTCTTCCCACATTATTTCAACTAATCTCTTTGTTGTCAATAAATAATTAGCCATATTCTTACCAATTCTCTCACTCGTTCCTAGTATATGTTCTAATTCTACATCCACTCTTTGTAGTACTTCTTCTGTTGGTTCAATATCTTTTTTACTCTTTATTCCTCTTAACGTATGATAAATTAGAGCCTTATCATATCTGTCCTGGCTATTTAAGTATCTAGTAATATATTTGTACCCCTTAAACATTTCTTTTGTCTTAGAGTCAAATTCATGGTCCTCAACTGGAACTTTGGTTATATCCACTGATTGAGCCAGACTAATATTCTGACATTGCTCTCCTATAATCAATGTATTTCTAAAGCATTCGTCTATTTCTTCTTCTGGAATGTGATTGTGCATTATTTCCTTTATTTCTTTTTCTGACATCATATAGGTAAAACCATAAAAGGCATCGACCTCTCTCTCTCCTTCTTGAGATTGTAAAAAAGCTCTGTGAATACTTCTATCTTCTTTTGACAGATAATGGGAGTCAGTAGTTATTATACTCTTAATGTCTTTCGAATCCCCTATTGATTTTATCATTCTATTCACCATAGTTTGTTCTTCTGATGTTGATGGTTGTAATTCAAAAAAGAAGTTGTCTTTCTCAAAAGCATTGATACACCATTCGATAAACTTCTTAATCCTATCTTGAGCTACTGATTTTTCTATCTCACCATTATACATCCCCATTAAAGTATTAGGCAGAAAACCACCTAAACAAGCTGTTGTAGCCATTAAGTGACCTCTGTTTGTACTAATAATTTCTTCTATTTGGGAATAAGTTATTGGAACTCTTCTCATTCCTCTATCATAGTAAGAATTGGTCCAAGCTTGAGACGATATCTTTTTTAATTGCTCATAACCGATTTCATCTTTCGCTATTAATATAAAATGATAATACTGTTGATTGTTCCCTAGTGAATCTACTAAATATATTTCGTCTCCAAAAGCCACAGTAAAGTTTTCATCTATAACTCCTTCTTCTACTAATTTGGTTCTATATTTGTCTGCTTTCACATGTGAGCTTAATACCTCATGGTCTGTTATTGCTAAACCACTTAATCCTAGCTCTATTGCCCTATCTATTAAGTCTGTAACTTTATTTGTAGAGTCTGCTAGTCTTAAGTTAGAATAATCTGTATGATTGTGTGAAGAAAAATAATTCACTTATACCTCCTTTTCTTTTTTTTCTTATCTTATATATACATTATACCATTATTTTATAATTTTTACAATATCTTTTTTTCTTAAAAAACGAAAGAACTACTTGCTTTTATCTCACACTCATCTACGATAATTTGAGGGACAACCTTACCATTTCACTCATTCGTGTTCGGCTTACCTATTAAACTAATTTCAAGGGAGTTACCATTTGGTATATTTGCAATTATTTCCTCTGCTCTAAACATTATATACTCAACACCATTAAAAATAATCTTTATAATATTAGATTTCTTTCCGATTAGTTGTAGCTCTGATGCGTCTATTTTAATATTAGATACCATAATCTTAGGCTCTCTCAATCTAGTTCCCCAAAGGTGTTTCATATCATTTAATTTAAAGATGTACTCGCTACTTACTTCAGTGGAGTCCATTAAGAAGTCTATGCTAAATACTTTTTCAAAATCATAGTCTTTTAATAGGTTGTTACTTAGCTCTATTAATGGTTTTATATTTTCTGGTTTTATACAAGTTCCGAAAGCTGCTTGATGACCTTCTGCGTATTCTACTAAACCAGTATTGTTTAAGTACTTCTTAAATTCATTTAGTTTTGTTCCAGAGGGGCATCTACCACTACCATAAAATAAACCGTCTTCTTCATTCTTTAAAAGTATTAAAGTTGGTCTATTATACTTGTCTTGTATTTTATTGGCAACTAGTCCAGTCATAGACCGCTCAATTATATTAGTCGCATTTAAGATTATAACTTTATTTCCTAATTGGTCTTTCTCAACTAACTGTGTTAATTTTTTCATACCATTAGTTTCTGCCTTCTTTTGTCTTATCTTAATATTACCTGCCATTCTAGCCATTTCCTTTTCAATGAATACTAGTTGTCCTTTGTTGTTTCTACCAGAACCTATTACCTTACTACCGTCTAGTATAAATGCTTTAAACATCATAATCTTCTCTTGCATATTTCCAAGTCTAATGACAGCATTTATCAATGGAGCTATATAGAACATTATGTCTATTGGATAAACATTGTCACCCAAAGAGTAGCTCTTTTTCTTTATTAATGCCTTGATGAATAAGTTTCCTTCAATATCATCATTCATTAATTTTACGCCTCTTCTGACTATTACAATATTATCTCTCAACCTCATGTCCATATTATCTGAGGCTATCCCTAATGCTGCTAAATCTACTAACTGTTCTGAGAAATTAATACTATTTACATCATCTAGTGCTTGACAAAATTTAAACGCAACTCCAGCTCCACTTAAGAATTTATTGTTGTAGTCTGGAGATAATTGGTTGTTAACCACCATTGCATATTCAGATTCTTTACTTGCTTCATGGTGGTCTAGTACAATAATACTTGTACCAGCGTCTGAGAGTTCTTTATGCTTTTTATATTGACTACTACCCGCATCTGGAATTATTACTAAGTCATATTCTTTCATCTTTTCAAGCTCTTCTCCATCTGGTAGTCCTACTTCTTTGTTTTCGTGTATAAAAAAGTCCATATCAGTAAGATTATAAACCTTATATAAATACTTTCATATGATAGATGCTGAGGTATAACCATCAACGTCACTATCTACTACTATCATTACTTTTTTGTCACCTTGGCTAAGTTGTTCATCTAAGAACACAGATGTCTCTTTAAGATTCTTTAACCTATACTTATCTTCTTCGTAATCTACGCTTGTGTCTTCTCTACTTAAAAATATGTTAATATCATCTGGACTTACTCCTCTTTTTAAAAGTAAATCCTCTTGAATAGAACTAGAAAGTCCTACTAAATTGTCTAATGAAAATTGCATTTAATCACCCTTCTTTTTTTTAATTTAACATTGGAAAAATTCCAATGGATATATTCAGTCAATACTTTCTTCTGGAATGTTGAATTCTAACCCTTGTGCTTCGTAAACATTTTGCCCAGTAAATAGGTAGTCTTCCGCAACACCTACTCACACAAAATGGAAGCTTTTACCATCCATTTCTACCATAGATTTAGATAGCCCTTTAGTGATTTTTGGTCTATAAATTCCCTTCATATTATCAGCTCCTACATTCTAATTTTTTTATGATATATTTTTTCGAAGACTTCTTTGCCCTGGTCTATTGGAGATTGCTTTCTCCTTAATAATTCATGCTCATCAACCATTATAAAGACAGTAAAGTAAGGCTTTAAAAACTCTGCTAGTTTAAGCATGTTCTCAAAACATTCAACTCCTTCATCTGAGTAAAAATCTGTGTAATCTTTGTCTAAAGCCAAAACAACTCTATCTACATCTAAATGTAATAGCAATTTCACTTGTTGACTACTTATCTTTTTTCCAGCCATGGCTAAAGTAAAGTTGTTATTCGGATAAATCGTTTCTGCTTTTAGAACACTTTTTTCTGATTCAAAAATTACTACTTGTCTTAAATTACGTATTACTTTTTTATTCCTGTATATACCATAAAAGTTCATGGAGGTAGGATGTGAAAAAATCTTCTTTTGTATCGTCATAGGCATGTATTTATATCCATCATTGATTTCACTTTTTCTAAGTGCTCTACCTCTTATTCCTATCAGATTATTATTTATATCGTAGTGGGGAATAACTACCCTGTTATCTGTTATTGAATATTTTATATTAAACTTCTTCATTGAGTCTATAGATATTCCCTCTTGGATTCATCCTTTATAGAAAGCATCTTTATAAAAATTTATTGTGTAACTGGGTATCTTTTTAATTACCTGTATCTCTTCTTTACCATCTTCCATTGCTCTTTTGTATTCATCTATAAAATCTCATGTAAACTGTGTGTCTCTTTCTCTCTCTGTTTCTGTTTCTATACCAAAACCTAAGTTTATAGTTGTATGGTTTACAACGTATTCTATAGATTCTTCTAAACTTATCTTGTATCCTCTATACCACATTGTATCCTGTACTAACCCATATATATCATACGCATCTTGACCTCCTGTATAACATTTAAAAATCCCAGTTTCGAGATAATAATATAATTTATAACTCATCTTATCGTCTGGGTGGTGGTGGCACACTGTTTGGAAGACAAGGCTATCTTTCCTTCTTTGAGGATAACTACTACCTAAGGACATTAAAACATCAATGATGTCATCCTCAGTTAGCTTGTCTCTTATGTCTTCTTTCATTTCAAAGAACATTTAAGCACCTCCCACTTAAAAGGTTTCGCTAGGGACATCCTCTGTACCCTGTTGTCTTTTTTTCTGTTCATTCTCAATAGTTATTACTGTTGACTTCATTGGTATTAATTCATATTTCGAATTAGTGACAAATAAATCAGTTATTCTACACGTTCCCAAATCTGCTATCGACCATAATTTTACGCCCTTGTACTTAGAACGTCTGTTCTTGTATACATGGAACACTATATTAGGTACTTCTAAGAAATTCTCATCTAAGATATGGGATATAGCTTTAATATCTTTTTCTGTTGGTTCTAAAGCAATTATTCCAACATCAATTTTCGTTTATACCGTCACTTTCGTGATATTTAATACGGACTAGACTATATCTGCACCTCCCTAGATGGGAGGGACTGGCTCTTCGTAATAAGGAATTACACCTTAAAACTACTCCCTTTATTGGCTGGGATAGTCGTTACACCTTTAACTAAACTTGGCACGGGATTGTCATAGGATTTCTCCCTTAGAGTTTCCCCGTTAGCACTAAATTAATAGCACACCTTACATTTGTAAGTTCACCAGTACCTAACTACGCCATTGCTGACATAGACGACTCTAGTTTACTTTTTATTCGCATAGATTTATAATATTTTCTATGCTACTTACTTCTATTTTTTTTCAATTTCAACACACCTTTCTAAGATGCGAATAAAAAGTTATTCAAATCTGCCATTGATTTTGCCGTGTTACTCTTGTGTTTCCACAAGCACTGACTATCTCTTACTCTCCTACCAAGGAGAGAATTTCTGTTTCGGTTCTCAGTAGTTTAATTACTTAAAACTACGTTACTTATCAATAGTAACCCTACTTTCCATCTAACTGGAAATAGTCGATACAGCGACTTACTTAATACATTATTAAGTAATATGCCACGAGATTACCATAGCTCTCACCTTAGGCTTCCTCGTTAGCTTTAATTTGTTAAATTAAAACCCCACTTGATATGCGGATAAGAAATTTAGTGGCGTAAAAACACCACGTAATAAATTTTGTGTAGCTTGGTCTACTTTATCCCAGTCACCATTAACTTGCGTAGCAGTATATATAAAGACTCCTAACTCATTGGCTATCTTCTTTAATCTACTTACAAACATCAACAGAACATTATCTTCTCTTAGTCTGACTCCTCTACTGGCAGAAGCAATTTCGGCAAGTATCTTTAAAGTAGTGTGAACATAATCGAAAAATACATAATGTACATCATGCTTTAATTTATGTCTCGTTACCATATTGTCTACTTGTTGAATATTATGATTAGACAAGTGTTCTATCCAAATTGGAGCTCCCTTTATGATGTGTGCAGCTTCTATTACCCTTTCCTTTTCTCCTTCGTCATATTCTCCATCTAATATATGTGCCTCATTTACATTTGAGACAAAGGCAAGGAATAATGTTTGTATCTCTTGTATTTCTAGCTCTGTAGTAATAAATAGTGATGGCATACTTATACCATTAGATACTCAATCATTTTTCTTTGAGTCCCAAACTTTATCTACTGCTAGGTTTATAGCATCTCCCGCACTGAATCTAGTATTGTGAGTTACAATATAATCATTCATTAGGAACAAGTGTTCATCGTTGTCAACTGTAAAACAAGTCATCTCTGTAGAGAAACCCATTTTTTCTATATTTACTATTGGATTATAATCTTTATGCTCTTTTCTTTTTAACGTTAAAACATACTTATTCGCAATATTTAATTTTCTAGAAAACCTAAATACTTTTAGCTTATCTTCGTGTGGCATTTGTATATTAATTTTATAACAAACTCCTGTAGAGTATTTATCTCTTATGTCCTCTATGATTGTTGGTATATAACCAAGACTTCTAGCTAAACTCACAACGTCATCTTTAAGTTTTACACTAATAGTGTGATAAGCAACTCTTCCTTTTTTATCTATTGAGCCATCTGTATCAAGAAGCCCCTGTAGTAGGCACATTCTTTGGTCTATAGACCCCAATAAATAGTCGTCAGGAATAAATTTATCTTCACTTTTGGCATTCCATAAGTCTTTGTAACCTATTGATTCTTCAACAGAAATTCTGTTGTTAGTGTTTTTTTCTTTCCTAAAGAACCAAGAATAGTTTTCACTTTTTTCTTTCTCATAGTGCCACCCCTCTAATTTGGACATTGTAGATATTATTTCTTCATCGGCAGCAGAGAACGTTAAATCTCTTCTTCCACTTACATACCTGAAACTTCCATCTCCCAATAGTGCTCCAAAAGTGTAGGGTTTAAGTCCATATTCTTTTTCATTATACTCAACTGCACCATTTATCGGAACTTTAAAAGTATACCCACTTGTTCCTTTAAATCCACCAAGAGATTTAGCTTCTTCGAGTATCTGCTTAGTAGTTTTTGTCTTATGGGCACATCTTCTATCTGTAAAATATTCCCATAAGTGTTCGTCACATGTTTCGGCAACTCTACCATCAGCGAAAGTAACTTTGTTTATTTCTTTTTCACTCTCTTGCGGATGGACGCCCACTACTTTTGTTGGCTTTCCATTTCTTCCAAAAATGTAAGAACCAATTTTTACCTCATCAACCCTTTTAAATCCTTCTGGAGTTGGTATCTTAGTATAGTTTGGGATAGCCTTCCCCACACCAGTAGGAGCACTTCTCATATAGAGTTTTTTAAGTCTTGCACCTCTTACGATACCGTTTATATAACTGCCATTTAAAGGTAGTCCAATTGCAGGTTTTTCTAATAAGTCATCTATTAAACCAACAATATTTTGACCAGCTCTTTGTCCATAACTATCTGCACTCATTTCAAAGCTTTGTCTAACCTCTACTATCTTCATGTCTACTAGATTAATTATTTCATTTATAGACATCTTGTCTAAACCATTTTGCATTTTTTCTTTCTTGTCTGAATTAAGTTCGTCTGGGTCATATATAAATCTTATGTCTACCCCAGACTTCAAATAAGCCCTCAATAAAGAGAACTTTTTTACACGATTATAGTAATACACAAAATTGTCTCCATCAGCACTATTCTTTGCAAATTCAAGAGCTTCTAGTCCTCTATTACTCCGAAATATTTCATACTGCTCTGGATACTTATTTAAATAACTGTCTATCGCAATAGAGTCCAACCTATCCACTCCAGAATTAACTAAATTATTTATCGCAGAGAAAACAATTCTATGATGTCTTGCTACAAAATCTGACACCTCTAATTTAAATCTATCATGTTTTAATAATGTTGTTGGGTTGTTCAAAAGAGCACCAAATAACATTAATACTGCTTTGTTGTCGTACAATTCTTCTATATTTATATCTTTAAAACTACTCAAAGTTCACCTCCTATAATTCTTTCATATCTATCTTTCTTTTCTCGAAAACACTTTTTTTATCTGGTCTCGCTATAACTACCTTATGTTCTTCCTTATTCACTTTTTGGTTACCAGACTCCTTGCTCTCTTTAACCTTCCTATAGTAAATAGAAGCGTCCTCATAAACGTAGGGTACTATTCCTATTCCGCCATGAGCTTTCTTAGTAGAATTCCCTTCTAGTATAAACCAGTACTCTAGGGTTTTTCATATGCCAAAGTAAGTGTAACCTTTTTTTTGATAGTCTTTTATCTGTTTAAGTATTCTAGGACTTGGATATTTTATATCAAATATTTTTTTTATTATTTCCACCATATTTTCATGGTTTACCACAGAATTCGCTTCATCAACTTCTGCTTGTTCTTCTACACATTCTTTGTGATAATATCTTCTTCCCTTCTTCACAAAATCCACTTCTTCTTTATAGAAGCGTTCCTCACAAACTGGACATTTTACTTTATTTGCCATTTAACCACCTCTTCATTAATAAAAAAAATAGGAGTATTATACTCCTATTCAATTTTACTACTTCAATTCGTTCTCTATTCTATTATTTATTAGGAATAAAATGTCTACTTGAGATTTACTCATCTCAGAAACCTTTCTTCCTTTTCCTAGTTCTTCTTCTACTAGGGTTATTATTTTGTCTGACAACTCTCTTTTGCCCTGAGTAACTTCATCAGGGTCTTCTAAATTACCTAGTAATGCAATTCCCTCTTCCATAAACGCTCCAGTTAAATCATCAAATCTATTTTTTTCTTCCTGGAAAGTTCCGTGGTCTTCTGCAGTTTCTTCTCTTAAGTTCTTTACTTCTTCAGAAACTTTAATGCCTTTTTCTTCCGCCTCAGACAAGACTGCATCTTTAACTGCCTCGGCTAATCCATCATGAGAAAACTCTACGAAAGGTTTGATATTTTTAAATCTACTTCCAGCTTCAAATCTCTCTGTTCCTCTTAAGAATAATTTTCTGCTTTCAACCCCCTCTGAATTTGTCACCATTCTAGCATAAGCGTAAATATCAACAGCTCTTGTTACAACCTTGTGAGCTCTCTTGTCTAATGTTGTTGTGATTTTATTGTACTCATGACCACTTTCATCAGTGAAGACTTTATCTTTATCATGAGAGATGATTACTAGACCATATCCCATTTTTGGAATTTCTCTAATGAATCTATCAAATTCTTCTTCATACATTCCATAACCTTGTCCGTATCCAATATCTCCTATTTTACCAACTTGTTCTCTGTTACAGATATAATCTTTTACGTACTCTACAGCTATGTCAGCAGTGTCGACTATGACAGTCTCATACTGGTCCTTGACTTCATCTTTCGACAACTGTCTTAATACTTCTTTAGCTTCAGTTCATTTATTAATTGATACAGCCTTTACTCCGAATAAAGCACTGTACCCTTTTTCAAAAGCTAATAGTAGAGGTTTTGGAAATTGACTTGCATTGTATGTTTTGCCAACTTTTTTCTCACCATAAATCATTACTGAATACCCCTTTAGATTGGTACTAGGGATATGTTCTTCCACATTCATTAAATCTAACATCTAATCACTCCTTTTATTTTTTCTAATAACTTACGACTGCATTCTGACTAAAAGTTTGATGGGTCAAAACTACCGCCAGAACCACTAGTCTCTTTAGCTTTAGGTTTAGCAGGCTTAGATGTTTTGCTTTTTGACTTTAAATTGATATTTCTCATCTTAAGTGCTTCTTTAACTTCTTCAATGGCATATTCTTTACCATCTGAGTAAGGAGTTGTTCCTCTAGTGACAAGCAATCTTTTCTTCGATACTGTTCTTTCTTGAACAATGTCTTCTCCAAAAGCCATCTCTTCTGTCTTGGTGATAGTAACTTCTTTATTTTTCATTTGACCGAATAATTTAACAGTGTCTCCTTTTTTATATTGAGACTCAACGTAACTCACTCCTTGTGGACTTTCTACTGCAAATTCTAACTCCACAACGCTTCCTGCGTACCCAATAAAATAACCTTTTATAATCTTAGCTCCTGTTTCCATTTGTGTTTCCTCATCCATTTCATCAAATATAGAGTCAATTAATACTTCAACTTCGAATGTTCCAGTAGGTTCGAATTCTCCTTTTATTCTATTTGGGAATACACCTCTTACATTGTAGTTCTCAAGTATACTTCCATCATCTGTCATAAAACTATTTGGAGATAACTCTGCACTAGTAAATTCTACATTATCTCCTTTTTGCCCTTCTCCTGCGTCTGCTGAAGACTTATAAGTTTCCATGATAGATTTGAAACTCTTGAATAATTTACTTTCCCCACCAGCTTTTTTAAACTTTCCTGCATACATGTTTACTTTGACAATATTATCATCACTTGTTTTGATTGACAAGTCTCCTGCGATATAGGGGAAACCATCTCTCTTACTAATATTTTGCTCGAGAGTATTCTCCATTAATTCTCCCTTAATAACTACTGAACTGTAACCCTGTCTTAAATCTGACATTACATCACTCCTTTATTTTTTTTTATACTTTCATTTTCTACATCTATAATTATATCATATAAATTTAATTTTGTCAAATATTATTTTCTAAAAACATTCGTAACATATATCGTCTTCAGTCATATAACTCTTTCAATTATATTCCCCACAAGACTTGCACTTAATCATAGTGTCACAGTCGCTACACATAATCATATCTTCACTATCAATATGTTTTTCGCCACATATTGGACAAGGGATTTTCATAATCCCAATATCTACAGATAATTCCATACTTCCCTTCTTATGATATATAGCACTCATATCTTTTTCTTCAGAGGAGGATAATAATATATCATTGTAATCAAAAGTCATACCGACATCATTTATTGATTGTCTTATGATTCCCATCTTTTTCACTAACATCCATTTATTCTGTAAATTTTTATATTTAGATAACAGCTCCTCAAGATTTTCTCTAACAGCAGTGCTTAAAATATCTGATTCATAAGGATAGTTCTTAGAAAACAATGCTTGAGACCTTTCTATATTAATATGTACTAATTGCCTCCATTGTTTGTCGTCTATCTCAACCCCATTGATGACCGTTGTATTTGTCTTTAAATAAGCCACAAAAGTACTACTATCTAATAGATAAGCATAAGTCCCACCCCTGTATATACCATCGGTGAGATTTAGACAACTACTCCAATTTTTATTATTTAAACTTATTGTGAGCATATCTAAAATATCTACACTAAAAACAAGTTGTCCAACTATCTTCGACTTCTGTATAATCATTGAATAGTCAGTTTGTAAATCGTACGGATTATAATTTACAGCTTTTTTGAGTATTTTGGATACTTTCATTCCTTTATTAAATTTTTCCTCACTATACTCTATTTTGCTAGTAATTCTATTATTCAAAAATTCATCTTTGGTTATTAGCTCCAATAGTACATTTATGCCCTCATACTTCTTAGAAAAAACATTAAGAATCTTTCTATACTCTCTGTCACTTACTGTAGTTTCAATATCTATTTCTATTTTCTTTTGACCCCCAAACATATTGATTATTTCCTTTTTATTTTCATTGTGTAAGGAAATAAGAGGATTGGGGTCAATTATCTCGACCCCGTAACCATTCTTATAAAAGTCTTTTATGTCTTTTAACATGTATCACCTCCGTTTAAGACGGAACCTCTAATAGTCCATGACATCCGTCACATAAATCCATACCATATACACTCTTCGAAAAAGTGTCTTTATGAAATTTCCCACACGCGTAACAGACTATATCAAATCCACCTTCTTCACTTTCTTGTTGATACATTCCTTGATAAAAATCAATAGTTTTATTTTTTCTCTTGTAGTAAACATATGTTTTTTCAATAAAAACTGGTTTCTCTTTAGGCAATGTATTTATCATCTTGGAAACTTTTTCGATAGTAGCAATCATTTCTTTAATGTCTACGTATTCATATTCTCTATGTTCATTGTAGTATCCTATTGACAAGTTTACGCCACATATGTCCCAGATAGGCATTAGTGTATCAATATCTGTAAAGCTCCCACTAGTCTTTTTAAATCCGTACCCTTCTACTAAGGAATGAAAATCTGGGCTATCGCAACAATAAAACACTGCGTCTTCACTTCCTCGTCTATCCAGTTGAATTAAGTATTTTATATCAACTGGAACAATTTCTTCTTTTGAAGCCTTGCGAGCTCCAACTCCACCAATTTCTTCATCTTCAGTAAACAGTATATGTGGGCGGTGTCCCGCTAAAAGTAGAGCTAGAATACCGAATATACCACATCTATCGTCTCCACCCAATCCATCTGGCGAAGTTATTAACTCTTGTTCCTTGTCGAATATAAAAGTTGTTGGTGGAGTTTTGAATACTGTATCCATATGTGCAAGTAACATCACATCTTCTTCACCCACAACCTTAATATATCCGTCTTTGCTTCTAATCATGTCTTTGCTGTAGAACAGTGGTAAAATATCTTTAACCAGTGTGTTCTTTAATTCTTTTTGAGTAAGACCCAAAATTAGTTTAAAGGTTTCCACATCTCTAAGAGTCTCACCTATGGCTATGTTTTTTTGTTTTATCATTATATTCTCTCCTCCTAGTTAATAACTACAATCATTACAGGTATACCCGTAGTGACTATCTTCTCTTCCAAGTGAATAACCACAATCAATACAATAAGCTTCTGACCCAACTAGAAAATGTGGAATGTTTTTAAAACTCTCATGTGTTGTTTGAACTCCATGATGATTACTTCTTAAATCATAATAATGAGGAGCATTCTCATTTTCTTCAATATTCTCTGTTGGAATTACTTTTTTGTAAGATAGATTCTCACCTGCGAAATCATTTATCTTAGACATTAAAAGTCTTCTACTAATACTTTCTGCGTCAGATATATCATTGGGATATTGTCTAGATTGAGCTATTGTTAATGAATCATCAGAACAATTACTTTTCTGAATGTACATTAACTGTCTCCATTTTTTATCTAAGCAAGGGAAGTTATCGTTATACTTACCAATGAATGCTACTACTGTTGACCCATCTAAGATATAAGATAGACTCCCTGCACCGTACTCTCCTTGTAATCTCAAACAACTTTGCCAAGAATAGCTATTTTCACTCAATGTTAAAATATCTAAAGGTGAAATAGATATATAAAGGTCTTCTTTCATTCTATTGTTTTGAATAGAGTTTGAAAAAGTTGTTGTTACTATATTATCTCCACCAAACATATTAGCATATAGCTTTGAAACTTTTATACCACCATATTTACTAGCAACATTCTTAGACATATCAGATGAATCTAATTTAATTTGTTCACTACAAGCAAAATTCAAATTAATAATATCATTTATTAACGCTTCTTTCTTTGTTGTATTTGATTCACTTTGTAGTTCGCTTTTCTTATCAGACTTCGCTACTTCAAATGCTCTCATTAAGTTATTAAATACTTTATGTTCTTCTACATCAATATCAACTTCTTGAGTAATTCGAACACTTCCTAAAAGCTTATATAAGTAGTACTTTGAAATAAAATAATCTCCTAACATTTTTTGAACCACACTAAATGTTTTTGAGCTTTCTGAGAAATACTCATAAAAGTCAATAAAAGACTCAGTTAAATAATCTAAATCACAATATTCACGAACTACTTCCTCATTTAATTCTGAACCGTTAAGTATTGCTTTATCTAGTTTGCTAAAAGAGTCTTCTAAAACATCATTGAAACTTTTTTCTTTATCGTTTATTGTTTTCATATTCTTCTCCTCCTATTATTTTTTATAAACTCCAGTATTCAATAATTCTGAAAATAGACTACCAACAAAGTATAAAATTCCCATTAATATAACACTCATTTACACCTCTTTCTTTTTTTTTATTATCTTATATTAATATTATATCAGAAAATAAACAGTTTTACAAGAACTATTTTTACAATTCTAAAAGATGAACTGGCTTATTCATTTCATCTACTAGCTTTTGCCATTTATGTTGGTTGCCTCTTATAATGTGAACGTAGATATGATAGTCGTTGTGTGTTTTCATCCATACATTTGCACCACCTATCCCCCTATTGTAAGACAATAGAGTCATATTCATCAAACTGTCCCCAGTATACCCTTGATTTCTATAATATTCTCTATTATTGTAAAGTATTGCTAAACCACCTGAAATGTTATCATAAATATCGTATGGGTCAACTTCACAACCTAGTATTTCTTCTGCGTTTGGGACTCCCCACCTACTGTTTAGTTGGAAAAGTCCTATATCTACACTTGTTGGATTAGTACTTACCACCTCATTGTTGAATTTCCCTCCTGTTTCTAACTCTATTAGAGATAAAACTAAAGAAAGCTCCAAGTCTAATTCAATTGCTAAATCTCTCAGAAACAATTCTACCTTGGGTTTTAAAACAGTTGTAGAAAAATAGAAAAAATCTTTATTTTTCTCTTGACTAAATGTATTAGTTATATTATAATGTTTAATAGAACTACTATTACTATAATTAATACTTATATTCTGTATATCAACGTCTTGTATCAGCATATATTTTTCCTCCTTTTTTTATCTCTAATAATATTATATCAAATTATGGGGAAAATATCAAGAAAAATTTTTAGTATTTTCATCGAGAATCTATAAGGTCGGAAGGGAATTGTAAATACTACTTTACGAAATTGTTCTTGATATTTCTTTCATATTTTGATATAATATATATATAAGATAAAAGAAAAAAAATAAGGAGGAATAGTATGTCCTTGAGTAAAAGTCTCTTATATAAAGACATAACTAATCAAGTAAGGGGTAACTTTAAAGTATTGAAACTAAAAGGGATAGAACACGGAGAGTATTATATTCCAATCCACAAAGGAGCGGTAAAAACAGGAATGAAAATTCCTCGTGAGAACTTAAAAAGAGCAAGTCTTATTTATCAAGTAGGAGATGTAGTTAGAATAAAAACTAAAGAGCAGTTTGCAAGGGATTTCAAAATAAACTACTCAGAACAAGAAAGAGAATTTTATGTTAGAACCTCAAATACATTTTCAGTTAGTATGAATGTTTACTGTGGTAGAGAATTTGTCATTGTTGGATACACGCGTGAGAGGGGGTATATGCTAAAAGACATCCCTTTCTTTAGTTTTGACTCAGATATGTTTGTAGCAAATAGGTGTTTTCTGTATAAAGAAATATAAAATTGTTCTTGATAATTTATTAATATTGTTATATAATATAAGTATAGAAAGAAAAAAATAAAAAAAGAAAGGAGTAACTATACTTAAAATAACTAGAAAAACTTATTGACATCTTGTTTATATTGTTATATAATATAAGTATAGTAAAAAAAAAGAATTATTTTAAGTAACTAGTAGTGTTGACGAGAACATCATAAAAATAGTAGGAGGATTTATGAAAAAAACTGAAAAAGAATTAACTATTGAAAGAGCAAAAACTTATATTGTCTTTTCTCAATTCAAAGCAGGCTTTCTTATGATGAAGGGATTTAAACTCCATGATATGGAAAAGAATAAGGATTTCCCCAATAAGAATGTATTTTTCTTTTCTAATATAGACGTATTGCATGAAGCCTTAAAGGATTTAGACAATAGGAATAAAGAAATTAATGAATTGATAGGAGGATAGATTATGAAATTAAGTCAGAATGAAAAAGAAATACTAAAAAAGAAGTTGAATGAAATATTTAAAACGGCAGAAAGAGAAATGTCTGCGTCTAAAGAGTTAATAACTAATTTAGATGAGGGACTTAGACCGTATGAAGCGAATAACATTATAATTTTATTTGATAGAGTAGACGTTAAAGGAACTCAAGAAATATTACAAGTTGGTTCTATCTTGTCTAAATTAAGAACTTATGTTATTAATTCAGAAAAAGGAGGTAGTGATGAAAAAAATAGTGGAACTGATTCAAGAGAAGACTAAGAAAGAACTTTCCCTTGAAATGCGTAGTGTACTTTCAAAATACTTTAAGGGAATGACTGGTACGGAAGAAGAAAAGATGGTTTTAGTTAGTAATACATTAGAGGTATTGAATTCAGCAGAGTTACAATTATTAGATATTTTAGATTATCCAATGTATTCAGTAAAGTCTAAGAATCTTTTAATGCGTGGAGCCTATGAACATTTAAGAGTTCCAAATACATTAGTTCTAGAAGAAGAATTATTTAAAGACTTAGTAGCAATTTATACTTATTAAGAAAAAAGTTATTGACTAATTGTGTTTATTTTGATATAATATATATAGAAGGAAAAAAAAGAAAGGAGTAAACTATTAAATATTTAAATCATCTACTTGGAAAGAATGTAAGTATTGTTCACGATGATAAAGCGGACCTATTCAAACATAACCTGTATGGTGTGGTAAGAACCATTGGAGGAAACGATAAGAATTTGGTATTGCAACTTACCAGCGGAAAAGTTATAAACTTTTCTGAAAGTGGAGAAATAGTTAAAGTTGAATACTCCAATGCAATGATTAGAGTTACTTATGCTAATGGAGTAAAAAAATTCTTGGATTTCTTTTAAAATGTTATTGACAAATTACTATAATTTTGATATAATACAAGTATAGTAAAAAAATAAAACATATTAAATAATAATACGAAAAAAAGTTATTGACGAATTACTTATAATATGATATAATATAAGTATAGTAAAAAAATAAAACATATTAAATAACAATATGAAAAAAAAGTTATTGACAAATTACTTATAATATGATATAATATAAGTATAGTAAAAAAATAATATGAAGAAAAAAATGAGAAGAAGTTGTTGACAAATTGAGTAAAATATTATATAATATTTATATAGTATAAAAAAAATAATATTAAAAAAGGAGTTGGACATTTATGAAAATCACTATCAAAGATGTGTACGCAAGAATCGAACAGAACTTAGGTATTGACTTAACAGAACAGGGTGAATTAGCAATGAAGCAGTTAGAAGATGAAGCTAATCCATTCTCAGACGCAGACTTCATCAAAAAAGGTGATATCGTTATCACTAAAGGTGGAGAAGGTAAGTCATTCATTGTTGTATTAGTTGATGAGAGATTAATCTTAGCTACTTTAGACCCTAACTCAGGTAAAAAGCATGACTTGAAAGAAATTAACACTTATAATGCTCATCAAGATAAGAACAAAGTCTTCTTATCTGAACTAAGAAACAAGTTAACTTCATTCTCTGATTGTGTTGTTATTGACAAGTGCAGAGTAGATAGTATTGTTGTTAATGTAAAGTAATCTAAGTAAGTAAGGTTCTCTACCCACTCTTTAATTAGGGTGGGAGAGGTATCAACCTTGACAAAAGCACAAGAGTGTGATATAATACAAACATGGTCTTTTAAAATTTAGTAATAACCACAACTAACCCAGTGAATAAAAAGTTTAACTAGCTTTTCTGGGACATATAGAAGATAGAGAGGTACGTTCTAAGGATATTTTGAATGTATAATCTTTTGCAGATAAGTAATTAAAAGCGAAAAGGAAGAAACTTCCAATTATAATATGTGTTGCAAATCTATTATTGTACTCAAAAGTACAAACCTAGTCGTTGTAATAATCCGTCTTCTAACCGAAGATAACCTAAAATCTAGAGCCTATGGACGGCTTGTAGGGACTTAGGAATCCAACGAATACAATCAGTCTTGAACAGAGGAAACTCTGGTATAAGATTAGAATTTGGTGCAAGTAGCCCTATGACTAAACAAAATTGGAATAACTTAAAATATAAAGTTATCAAGATGAATAGCGGGTGAAAGTTGCAAGTACACAATCTTGCTTAGGATTTTATTGGGGTAGAAAGTATGGGGGTAGCTCCTCTGTGCTCATCCTACTCTGCCTAGTGACTGAATATGATATGGTAATAGACTTGTAGAGTGAAGATTCAGTTGTGATTATTACTAAGTTTTAAAAGACTTGTTAATGGGGGTGTAAAGAGGTCGACAGGTGCTTTAGTATACTGGACATGAGTTTAATTCTCATCACCTCCACCATAAACTTGGGAATATAGTCAAGCGGTTAAGACACTACACTTTCACTGTAGTATCGCAAGTTCGATTCTTGCTATTCTCACCATATACCTTTTCCCCTTTGTTGTGTGGGAAATTAAATATAGCACAACTACATTATTGCCCTTTCGTCTAATGGTTAGGACGCCAGACTTTCACTCTGGAAACTTGAGTTCGACTCTCAAAAGGGTAACCAAATAAGGAGTAGTATGCAAATGGTTAAGCAAACGGGTTGCTAACTCGTGGCGGTTAAACGCTTGTAGGTTCAAGTCCTATCTACTCTTCCAATATGTAAATATAGCTCAGTTTGGTTAGAGCATCTGGTTGCCAATCAGAATGTCGTGGGTTCAATTCCCACTATTTACTCCAAAATAATGCAGAGTGGAACGTTGGTTTTTCCATCGAGGCTCATATCCTTGATTACATGGGTTCGATTCCCATCTCTGCATCCATAAGGAAGGTTACTCAAATGGTTATACGAGCGTAGCTTTGAAAGCTAATGTGTCTGAAATACGGCTTGGGGGTTCGAATCCCTCACCTTCTTCCAAAATGTGTATGTATAGCTAAAAGGCTTAGCATTCGGCTGTTAACCGAAAGTATATTGGTTCGAATCCAATTACATACGCCATAAGTCCCACTATGAGGGCATAAAGGCTTTGATGGAAACCCCATCTGAAAGAGCGTATGGAAGCTCTAGTGTCTAAATCACATTAGTTTATAGATACGACATTTAAAAACAAATTTTTAAGAAATTGAATTGTGATAGCCTATTAAGACTAAGGGCTTAAAATACAGAGTCTCACCATTGGCGGCAACCGAAAGTCGTGGGCTTAATTGCCCTTTCAAGTTATTAGGAACCCATTGGGGCTAAAGGTTTAAAATAGATAGTCCTATTATAACTAGGTGTGGGATAATGGTTGTCCGCTAGCTTTGGGAGCTAGTGACGGGGGTTCGATTCCTCCCACTTAGAAGTGGATATAAGTATATTGTATCTAGTTCTAAGTGCACAATAGTTTTGAGTAAATAAAAAAATGTTGTTGCAAGATTATTCATTTAATGATATAATATAAGTATAGAAAGAAATAAAAAAAATAAGGTCGTCTAATCCAACTGGCAGAGATAATAGGTTTAAGCCCTATCAAGTGTGGGTTCAACTCCCACGGCGACTACCAATAATAATGTGATATAGTCAAGTGGTAAGACAATAGACTTTGAATCTATCAGCCTTGGTTCGAATCCAAGTATCACAACCAGAATGAAGGAGTAGAGGTCGCACCTCGAGGTAGGATGAAAGCTATCCGTAAAGGGAAAGCGGATAAATATCTCTGATTGATAGTTAGAGAAAAGTTTTTTGTAGTCTTAATAATACCACCAACGCATTGGCTCTAAACGTTGAAAAAAATATAGAGAGCCATTAAGTATGGTGGTTATAGCTCAATGGTAGAGCACATGGTTGTGGTCCGTGCTACTTGGGTTCGATTCCCAATAATTACCCCAATAAGCTCCAATAGCTCAATCTGGTAGAGCAACTGCCTTGTAAGCAGTAGGTTGTAGGTTCAATTCCTATTTGGAGCTCCAAAATCTTTTCCATACCAAAGGAAAAGTGTTTAATATGGTATAGCTGAGCACTGGTGAGCTCCGCAGACTGTAAATTTGTCGTCGAAAGGCTTTGTTGGTTCAACTCCAACCTATACCACCAAATATGTTCCAGTAACTCAGTTGGGAGAGTGTCTGCCTTACAAGCAGAAGGTCGTAGGTTCGAGTCCTACTTGGAACACCAAAATATGCGGATATCGTATAATGCTTATTACCTCTGGCTTCCAACCAGATGACGAGAGTTGAATTCTCTCTATCCGCTCCAAATTACTAATAGGAGGCAAAGAAATGTGAATATGTGAAAAATGTTCAAAAACTTATAATTATCGTCCAAAAGATGATATTTGTGAGAAATGTACTGCAGATTGTTATTTTCAATAAAAAGGAGGAGGTACTACAATGATGACTGAAGAAGAATTATTTGAAGACTTTGACACTTGAGAAGATAGGTTCTTAGAAGCTTACGAAAATGGTGTGAAATTTGATGAAAGTCTTATGGGAAATTTAGCTTGGGAAGCAGAAGTACAAAATGAACATGACAAGCTTCGTTGGCAAATAGTAATGGAATCTATATTCCAAGTCAAGAACAGATACTTTTGTATTGACTGGCAAAAAGGTTTAACAGAGAGCCAAATAGATTCATTCTCAGAACAACCATATGAAGTTGAGAAGATAGAAAGAGAAGTTACTAAGATGGTTGTTACTTGGGTAAAGAAATAACCATATTAGGACCTGTAACTCAGTTGATTAGAGTATTCGACTCATAATCGAACGGTCATTGGTTTAAATCCAATCAGGTCCACCAAATATGGGTGTGTAATCTTAAACTGAGCTGAGCTTAGGTGAGTCTCCAACACTCATGATAAAACGTTTGATTCGTTACATGCCTGCCAATTATGAGAGTGTATAGCAGTGAAGTACTGTGGCGGTCTTCAAAACCGTACGGCTGAGGTCCAAACTTGGTTTATGAGGGAGCGTTACCTTCCATTCTCGCCAACAATAAATGTTTGCGGAGCATACCAAAACCGTTTTAATAGTGTGGGAAGTCCAGAGAGTGGACGCTTAAGACAATAATGTGAGTTAAATAAAGGTGGGTAATCGTCTTTCCTTGTGAAGATTGAACCACTTTAACTCGATGCTAGGTTAAAATCCTAGCCCCACTACATATACATATAAACATACACTCTTAATAAATTAAATCTAAATGAATTTGGAAACAGCTCTCTATTAGGAGAAGAGTTGTACAACATAAAAATTTACCAAGGAGGAAGATTATGACAAATTTAAAGAGGAATACAAGTGCTTTACTGGTAGTATTGGGTTTATTAATGCTAGGTTTACTAACTGGGTGTGGTGTAAACCAAATTGAGCCAAAAGAAACTGAAGTCGAAGTAGAGGAACCTACGGTCGAAGTAGAAGAAACTGAGGTTGCATTAGAAGACAGAGGTGTTGCCGCAAGTGATATATACACTCCAGAAGTGTTAGCCGCTTTTAGAAAGACTTGTGATACTTTTGAGAATAAACCAGAGAATGTAAGAGCAATGCAAAAGAAAATTGCCATCGAAGATTGGACTGAAAACGGTGTAACTGATTGGGATATGGTTGATTATATAATTGAAAAACAGATGGAAAACTACCATTGGTTCTTAAGTGAAGTAAATAGAACTGACTTTGACGGAACAGTTAATGAAGAAATAATAATAATGTCACTTGCTACATGGTCATATGATTTTGAAATGATTAAATATGACTATGAAAAACAAGTAACAGCTTATTTAAAAGTGAATTAGGAGGAGATTATGTCAAAGGGAAAAATGAGAGAATGTAAATCATGTGGAAAAGAAATTTCAGCAAAAGGTAAAGTTACTTGTCCAGAATGTGGAGCAGTAAATAAAAAGGCAATATATAAGAGAGCTTGGTTTATTATATTAGCTGTTTTAATAATCATGGGGGTATTAGGCTCTGGTGTGGAAGATGAGGCACAGTTGGCTGATGCAACTCCAAATAGTCAAAATGAAGAAGAGATTGAAGTAACTGAAGTTAATATAGGAGAACTTTATGATGAATTAGAAGACAATGCTTTAAAGGCTTCTAATACTTATAAGGGGAAATATATCCAAACAACTGGTAAATTAAGTAGTATTGATAGTTCTGGCGGTTATTTTACTTTAGAGCCTCTAGGTGGAGATTACATGTTTCAATCATTGCAGTGTCATATTAAAGAGAAGCACTTAGAACAAGTAATGGAATTTAACTCAGGACAAGAAGTAACTATAAAGGGTAAAGTTACTATGGTTGGAGAGTTTTTAGGCTACAGTGTAGATGTCGAAGTTATTGAATAATTAGGAGGAGATTATGTCAACTAATGCCAATGTTAAGTTTTACAACGATGGTCAGTTCGTTGCAAATATGTATAAGCACTGGGACGGTTATCCAGAAGGTATTCTTCCTGTATTGTTGAGAAATATCGCATTAAAAGAAGAAACACAGGGGATTTCTGAAAATGCAACTATAAAAACACACTACAATGGATTTGGTTGTCTAGTTGCTCAAATTATAAAGGGATTCAAAAAAGGCATAGGTGATGTTTACTTAGAGCCAGAGGGAGATTCATCAGAATTCAATTACATTATTGATTACAATAAGGGTGAACTTAATTTTAGGGCTTATCATTATGATGAATTAATTTTTGATGGTGGTCTTGATACATTAATAGACAATTCAAGAGACCCCATGTACTGGCGTGAATTACGGTAATTAATCCAATGGAATAGGACATATAAATACAATTATCTTAAGAGCCTATTCTTAAAAAATAGGTTCTTTTTTTTATTTGACAAGTCATAGGTTTTGTGTTATAATATATGTATAGTAAGATAATTGAAAAGAGCAATTGGTCTTTCTATATAAGAATATCTTTAGAAAGGAGGTATGGACATGAAAGAAGACGTTTTAAAGAAAGTAGATAAGTTATCAGAACTGGTAAGAGAAATAGAAAGTCTCTATGTCGAAGTAGAGTCTATGTTCGATGAGCAATACGCAGAAGATTTTATCGAAGACGAAATAGAAAAGCAACAAGATGTCCTTTCCTCTTTATATGACTTGAAGTCTATGTATGGCGACGCTTATAAACAGTATTGCATAATTTCAGAAGAGTATGAAGAAGAATAGATTGAGTAAGCCTCTAGTGTGGAGGCTTTTTTTATGAGAAAAATGTAGGTCGGAACGATTTTGTAATCTTTAATTTACATAGAATGTTATTGTAATTTTGTTCATTTTTTGATATAATATAATTAGAAGATAAAAAAGAAAAATAAAAAGAGAGAAGGTGTTATGATGATTTTGCGAAGTTTTTTATTCGAGAGAGACATAACAATTATTAGACCAGAGAGTAAGAAACAAGCCGAAGAACTAATGTTGGAGCTAAGCAGGAATGGTATTCGTTGGAATGGCGGTCGTTCGTTATTAGATGAAATGCACCTCCATACACGAAATAGGGAGTTCGCGTATTTACTCCAAAAATCTAGTGAAGGAGTATACTCTCTTACTCGTGGGTATTATTGGGGTTACCTTGAAGATATGAAAAAATATAAAAGATATCCTAGTGGTTCTATATACTCTTATACCAACGTTGTGGTAGGTAGCTTCATTTATAGTGTTATATAGAAGGGAGGTAGTAATGCAAAAATTAAAAAAATTTAAACTTGACAAAAACGAAAGCTTTGTTGTTCACGTTATTGATGAAGAACAAGGGGAAGTCTTATTACGCATTTTAGACTCCATGGGATTTAAGTGGAGTGGAGGATTCTCCTTATTAGAAGAGACACATTATAAAGATAAGTCAAGTATCGCTTACGAGATACAGGAAGGAGAAGGCAATTTTGTGGTCTACTATTCTTCATTAGGGTTTTATGAAAGATACTACGAAGTTAATTGTAAAAAGTACACACATGCTCTTGAAAATCCAGTAAGATTAGAAGCATACAAAATTTATTCATTCGAAGATGCGATTTCAAGAGACAGTATATATCAAATTATATAAAAATAGTTATTGTAATTTCGCTTATTTTTTGATATAATATAAGTATAAGATAAAAAAAATAAAAGGAGTGAAAAAATGTTTGGTATTCATTGTGAGGTAGCAAAAGGAAAATATGACTTCCCTATAAAAATATTATACATATTTGATGAGAAGTTTGAAGGAGAAAAAAACTGGGACAATTTCTATAGAATTTTAAACACTAGATTTGGTATTAGAAAAGTAAAAACTCTCGAGACATTTATTTTTGAAGATTACAATAAAGTTTCATTTAAATATGGTGGATACATAAATCTATCTTCTCACTTAGAAAGTTTTGATATTGAAAAATAATAAAAATTGTTATTGAAATTTTGTCCATAATGTTATATAATATATATAGAAGATAAAAAAAAGAAAAACTAAGGAGGAAGATTGTGAAAACAAAAAAATTCTTATCTGAAGAAAGTTTAAATAAGATGGCAAAATATATTACTGAGTTAGGTGAAGGTATTAGAGAAGAATCAATTGCAGATATCTTTAAATCAGATTTTGAAAAAAAGAAGTTCCTAGATTTTAAATTAGAAGAGGTGAAGAAAAACAAGAAGTATCTTCCAATAATGAATTTCACTGACTGTTTACCTTATGAAAAAAAACAGGGAGTCTTAGACATTTTTGAAAAAGAATATGGGATGTCAGGGTATACTCACGAGATTTTAATAATTACAGAAATGTTCTTATTATTGGGAATAGATATTAAATTAGAAGACGTGGGGAAAATTGCAACTGCACAGAAGTACGCGAAAGAAGCAGTCGTATATTACCTACTTATAAATTTTGATGTAACTACAAGTATGGAAATGTTAATCTTTCACCAGAGAGTGTCTTCTTCTATTATAAAAGGGACAAGCAAAGTAAAATTATACAAGTCTAAAGTTATTAAAAATAATATAGTGGATAGTATGAAAGGGGTAAATTAATGGAAATGCAAAGAAAACCTTATGAAAAAAAATCATTTTATTTACTTTATGGCAGTTTCGTAGGTAACTTCATATTTAAGAATCTATTGTCTGGTTTAAAGTTGGAGGGGAAACCTTATGGCTCAGGAATAGAAATACTTAACATAGGAAACAGAATACTTTCTGGAGGATTAGTAGGTTTAGATGTTTTTGACGAAGAAGAAGTTCTTAGACCATTTTTTAATTCAGTGCATGCTTTGTTCCTTTATGAAACACATTTATTTTACACTGGTCATTCTTTCTTAGAAATATATTTCCCAAGTGAAGAGCAAGTTATTGAACTAGACTTAATTATAAAGTCAAAAGGGGATTACAAAGGGTATTTAGACCAAGAAGAGATAGAGTATCGTCTAATGAGTAATCTAGACGAGTATAATTTTGATAACTTCACGTTCGAAAAAGAGAATTATATCGATACTATAGTAGACTATCTTCCAGACGGAGGATTCATTCCTAATTTGAAGTTAATTAAAAGAGAAATAGACTACTTCTTTAATGAAAGTAAATCCTTTCTTGAGGGGTGGAGTGGAGACTTTTTCGATGGAATAGGACAAATTTATAGTAGCGAAAAAATTGAATTTACTATTATGGGTGAATTACTAGAATAGAAGAGTGATAGGGGGATTTAAAAATGATTACTAAAAAAAGTGATAAGATAGACTACGACAAAATAATCAATGAAGATGTTAAAGAAAAATTATCAGAGAAAGCACAGGCTGTATTGAAAGCAGTTATAACGTTAAAAAACAACGGCGAAGAGAATATAACTAATCAAATGGTTAGTGAACAATTAGATTTAACTCCAAGACAAGTAGTGGGAGTTATGAATGGGATCGTAAAGAAAGGGTTGCTAGTTCGAGACAAGGCAGAGATGATGGTAAAAAAAGAAGTTACTATTTTTAAAATGCCTAAATTGGGGGAATAATATGGAGAATAAGATAAGAGCTCTAATGAAAGAAAAGGAAATGGAATTAGAGAGTGAATTAAATACTTTTTCCCACGCAGTCTATGAGGTAGATGGAAGTATTTATGTTAACGCGACAAGTGAGATTTTTAATGGCATAACTTATAAAATAGACAATCCAAGTATGAATTTATGTCCAAGTGAAGACAAGGACTTGGAGTGGTATATTGACAAAATTGTTGATTACTACAACTTCATTTTAAGTTATTTAGAATTAACACAATACCAATAGGAGGTAGTAGTATGATAAATTTAGTAACAGGAATGACATACTTAAATAGAGATAAAGTATTAAAGGTGGAGTTAACCCTCGACCAAGACAAAGAAATACTATCTAGTGGTGACTTGGGTAAAAATCTTTTTGGCAAACACGTATTCTACAAAGAAAAGCCTGAAGATAGTAAAGTTGCTAAAGGTCAAGGCATATTGACGGCTGACCCATTTATTGACTATCCAGAAGAATCAGTTTTAACTTATGTAGGGTTGGATAAAAAAAATAATGGCGAAAAGAATTTCGATTTAATGTGTAAGGTTCTAAATTCTAATGGTTTACTAAATCAGAGGAGACTGTTAAAGTTAAGAAAATAGAGTTGTAATACTACCTTCGAAGGGTAGTATTTTTTTACGTTAAAATGGGTGCTGTCCCTCGGAAACGAATTGTAAATTTTAATATACAAAAAAAATAAGACCCAAGTTTCTAGGTCTTAGAGGAATCAGTTTTGTTTATGTGTTTTCTCTTCTACACAATACTCGCAGACATTATCTACCATCTCTTCTGAAAGGACAAATTCAGCACATTCTTCACAGCAAGAGTATTCTCTTGAGCACCTATTACAAACCCAAGTATCGTATCCAGTGAAGTGTGCACTATCTACATGCTCTGTAACACCACAATCTTCACAATATATGAAATTCTCATTGAAACAAATTTCACATACGTTGCCCTCTTCTGTCGCATATATGTTTTCACTGTGATGGAAGTCTCCACAATAAGCACACTCTTCTCCTTCCCTATAACAATTACACAAATCAACACTACCGCAACTTGGACAAGAGTAATCTTCAATTTGTCTTAAACCTGCGATGTATTCGTTGTCTGCCCTAAACTTTACATTAAGGACAGTAGAATCAACATAAGCATGGGTAAAATAATAATTATCAAGTGTCTGTTTAGTTGTTATCTCCCCATCTGCTAGCTCTTGAATCTTTTCTTTGATTTTTTCATTAAAGAATTTATTCTCAAAAGGGTAATTCTTTTTTAAGTCTACTGAAACTACAGGGTCGTTGTCATTAAATGACTGAGTGGAAGTGACAAAAATTAAAGAACGCCATTTCTTATTATCAACTGCTCCAAGATAAGGCTTTGATGATTTAGTGTAGGCTACTGCTATCGAAGGACTGTTTAGATACTCTATTAATCCTAATTTATAACTGTGTTCTGAGTCTGTAGACATACAACTTCTCCAATTATTTGTATTACTACTCATGGATATGATATCTTCCAATTTTGTACTAATGTATATTGTCTCTTTCCCTTGTAAGTTTTGTATGAGCATAGAATACTCTTTCAAAAAAAACGTTGCAACTTCATCGTTTAAATAGGTTTTAAAAATCTTACTAATCACCTTTGTAATTTTCATACCTTTTTGGAATTTTAAATCCCTATACTCTTTTTTTTCTTCAAGTCTATTATTCTTTATATACTTGAAAATACCCACTGATGAATTAATTCCAGAATCTTTAACAAACTGGTACATGTGCTCTACGACTAGATAAGATAGTTTAATCTTATTACTAAAATTCAACACCTTGGAGAAAGTACTTAATAGCTTATCAGAGGTATCTTCCCTACTTTCAGAGTGTTCTACCTCGAATGAAATCTTTTCTTTTCCGCCCAACAGGAACTTACGTATTGTCTTCTTCTTTTCGTCCCATTCCTCGTACATTTCTTCAATAAAAAGTCTTGCAAAGTCAACGTTCTCATAAATCTTACCTAATTGTACTGACATGAAATCAATTTTATCCATAGTATTTCCTCCCTTTATATTAAGAACTCTTTATCGTATCTGTTTACTAAATTAGCATTATAAAAATCATAATCTCCAGTTACTTCTTCAGCGATATCTTCAATAGCTCCAACAAAACTCTCTGCATCAACAACACTTTCAAATTCCTTTTCTATTAAAACTAGTGACCTATCTTGAAAAACGTCTACTTCATATTCTTCAGAACAATATACAACAACAAGTCTACTTTTAGACAGGGAGTTCACTTCTTTTCCACCGAAAAGCTCCATCTTTTCATCAAAGTCCTTCATTGTTGTTCTGAAGGTTAGTTCATTCCTTACAAGTCCAAACCCTTCTTTATATACAACTAAAGGCTCTTTTTGTTTAAGTCGAATTCTAATTTCATGTTCTCCCATGGATAAATATTTTTGGTATATATGGATTATCTTAATTATTTCACACTCTCTTAAGAATTCTTCAACGTCACCTTTAAACCACCATTTTCTTTCTATTTCCATCTTCTGTTTCATTATTCTACGCCTCCTTTAGCTTCAAAAAAAATCTCAATTTCATGCATTGGGACTGGTTTGTAGTTGCTTAGTTCAACTCCTACGTTACAGTGGAATTTATCGTCCATTTTGCCGTTGTGTAGATGCCCATGGATATTAGCATAGGGCATATGCTCATTCATAAAAACTGGTTCATGTGAAAGAATATAAACTCCTTTGTAAATAATTGGAAATTCAGACACTTGCCAAAACCCACATTTTCCCCACCAGCTTGCAGTTCTATGTTTATCATGGTTCCCCATAATAAGAACGATGTGTCCGTTCAGTTGTGAAAAGATTTCTTTAATTCTATCTTGACCAGCAAAGGCGAAATCTCCCATGTGAAATACCTTGTCTCCTTTACTAACAATATTATTCCATGCTTTAATCATTTCTTTGTCCATTTGCTTTGTATTTTCAAATGGTCTGCCAGTGTATTTAATAACGTTCTGATGACCAAAATGATGGTCTGATGTAAAGTATACCATATTGTTACCTCCTTAATATTTTTTTCTTTTTTTATCTTCTAATTATATTATATCATTAAACAAAAAAAATAGCAATAACAAATTTTATTTTGTTACTGCTTGAGTATTTAGTTTTTAAGCACTGTAAAATTATCCAAGTCCAGTCCTTTGAATCTTCCTATGTCTAATACAAACCTTCTAATTCCTTTTTTAAACCCATCTCTTTTAATAAGCCTAATTACCCTTGTGTACCATTTAGAGTCAATAAATATAGGAATAACATTTTTTGCCCCAACAACTTTGGCAAACTGTTCAGGACCATCAACACCAGTAACTAAAATATTCACACAGTGTTCATGTAAATGCTCAACACTCGTGCCATATGTATTACCATAGATACTCATTTGTTGGAGTATGTTTAAGTTTTTAACTTCATCTTTAGTTATAAAATGATAATCGACCCCGTCTACTTCATTAGGTCTTTGCGGTCTGGTAGTAAAACTAACCAACTTCCTCCACTGCAAAGAGGATTTTAAAAACTTACTCTCAAAAAAAGTTTTTCCTGAGCCGCTAGGTCCTACTATTACTATTACTACTGCATGTAATTTCACACTTACCTCCTTAATCCAACATCTTATAATCTGCTTTTGGGTTCTTAAATATTTCTAAATATCTTTCTCTAATTTCTTTATAATTCTCTATTATTACTTCAGGACAGAATTGCTCTATGCAATCAAAATCGTCATTCTCAAAGGCTTTTCTTATCTTCGTGGCACTAAGTGCATTAAATACTTTTTGTCGCTCTACGTAGATTATAGAAACTCGTTTTTGTATAAAATGACTATGTTTGAACCAAAGTTTGATAAAATTTAAGTCATCAGAGTAATAAATACTAAAGTGCTTTTGGCGAATTCTTGCTACAATATTGTAATATAAATATTCTCCCCACTTATCTAATTCCATCATTCCATTTTCTTTCCCCCAGTCAGGTAATTCCATAACTTTAATTTTCGACACGTCTTCTTCTGAAAAATTCTTAGATATGTGTCTGTACAGATATGTTACTCTTTCTGAATGGGAGAATGGGTTTCTTAGAGTTTCTTGTTTGTTGCTTGAGCCTAATACAATAAGCACCATGTCGTTTTCCTTACAGGCTTTCTCAATCATCCATAAATGTGCATTGTGCATTGGTTGCATTCTTGCTAAAAATACTCCTACTTTCATATTAAAAGTCCTCCTTTTTTACGTGATACTTAGCATAATTTTGAATTGCACTCTTATATATTTCTTTACCTCTCACTAAGAGGAAAACGGCAATTAAGAATAGAATTATTATTCCTACCAACATAAAGTTAAACAGGAAGTATAGAAGCGTGAACAACAACGTAAAAAACAATATCGATTCCATAGTTCCAAGTATAATAGTAGATAAGACATCAACTTGTCCGTGGTATGCCGTAGGGAAAAAATAGTATCTCATGAAAACTGGTAAAGAGAATAGAGCTATTGAAAGCAACATACAAATTTGTATAGACATACCCATTAAACAACACCTCCTGAATTGATTAAATCATTGACCAACTTAAAAGATTTATTAAATCTGTTTAGATAGTCTCCATTGATTATCTTATACTCTATCCCAAGTTCATCAAACATTCCTTTTAATACTTCATTGTTGTCTTCCCTAACCTTTTCCTCACCTTGGTCACGTAGTCCGTCTGCAACCCATTTTACATCAGGTTCAAGAAACAAGTATAAATCATACTCTTGATTTTTTGCCATCTCATTATATAGTTTTTTCTCATTATTGAAGTATATATCAAAATAGTATTGTGTTACAACTACCTCACTATCAATGAACAATACTTTGTTTGAGTCTTTTACCTTATCTATCTCATGTACTTTCTGTTTAAAGGCAATCTCATCGAACATATCCTTTGTAAGGAAGTTGGAATATTCTTCGCAAATATCTCTCCCATACTCTGCAACGTAATTGGTATTGAATACTCTTGCTAAGTTTTTAACAAGAGTGGATTTACCACAACTCTCTGTTCCAATGACTGCAATTCTTTTAACAAATTCCGCACGAACGTAATTAGGCATCTTGTCCCAATTCCCATAGACATCTTGTCTAATTTCTGTCGCACTTACGTTTACTACATTTCTTTCATTGTCGATTACGATATGTTTCGCATTTGGGTATAATCTATCAAAGGTTTCAGAATATCCAATCTCTGAGCTAAAGACAAAATCTATTTTTTCCCCTATCTCTTTTTTAATTTTCTCTGCTCCTTCTTCCCATGAATAATCTTCAACCCCATAATCATCTTCAATTTCTATTATGAACACGTTGTCTATCTCTGAAGCAAGTTTCCCCAACCAAGAGAGTCTTGTGGAAGGGTCTACATAAGGAAAGTTGTCCTTGATACTTAGTTTCTTCTCTCTCTTTTCTGAATGTGTCATTACAACATATAGTTTATCTACTAAATTTGACGCATAAGTTATTGCAAACACATGCCCTGAATGTAATGGATAAAATTTACCACCAATAAAACCTACTGTTTTCATACTATTAACCTCCTATAATATCTTAAGAACTCTACGGAACATTCCATGAAATCTACCAATGTCTCTATCAAGATGATAGTGTCCGTAATACCATTGATAATCATGCTTGTGCTCTCTTAGTCTATTTCGAATAACGTTCATTTGAACTTCTGTGGGGTCGTCATAGTTGTTTTCCACAAGCTTTTCAGCAATTGAGTAAGGAGGTGCGTGTGTAATAACAAAGTCAATGTTCTTCTGACACTCCTCAATTGCTTTTATTGCTCTAATAGCTTCTTCATAAGTTGGTTCTTCTTCTTTCCACCAAGAAACAAACTCTGTTCTAAAGGCTTTGTCATGACTTCTTGCTCCGCCGAATGTCAAGAAAGTTTTTCCTTGAATATCATACACTTGACCTCTTTTTAAATGAAATACAGAATCATTAATTTTCCCAACCTTACCACCATACTTGTCAATAACAGGATATTGGTGAAGTAAATTAAAATTCTCATGGTTGCCGTCAACGAATAGAGTTGTAAAACTCTTTTCACTCAACCAATCCAACCAATACCTCATCTCGCTATTGTCTTTCCAAATTATACCAAAATCGCCACAGATAATAACAACATCTTCTTTAGTCATTTTCCGTTGGTCTGGAAAGTTATCTATACTTAGTCTTCTAATGTCAATGTTACCATGGGTGTCCCCAGTAATATAAATCATCGTTTCACTCTCCTTTAAATTTCTTTGTACAAATACTCTATATTCTTTAAATCAGCAATCTCATAAATTTCTTCATTAGAACGAACTTCTTTCATTTCGAGATAAGTGTTTACACTTCCATAGTTTACCATTTTAGTGTTGTATCTATTAGTATAAATTCTATAACATAAATCTCTAGTATACATATTCCAACGGTTGTTTATTAAAGGCTCCTGGCAAAATGAAATGTACCCTAATCTATCAAGTTCTTTGCACAGTTCTCTTTCGTCTTCGCCATTTCGGACTCTTACTATCGTTGTTTGTCCATTTAGGATTTCCTCATTTATTATCACACCTAACTCCTCCTTTTTTTTCTTTTTCTCTTATATTAATATTATATCACTTTTTAGATATTTCTGCAATAAAAAAATGCAGTTTTTACGCTGTACTATGCTTGTTGATTCATTTTGTTCCAATTATATAAACCATACACTGAATTTACTAAATAAGCAATCCACATAACCAACACAGAAATATCAGTTCCACCATTACTCAACGCATAAATCCAAAGGCATATGGAAGCCACATTAACGCCTATCCATAACACCCATTGTTCTACATAACGCATCACCATTAAAATCATTGCTATAATAGATAGAATAGTTGATATTGAATCAAAGTAAGGCATATTACCACCAAGAGAAGCCAACCATTGCCCATAAAATAAAATGGCTACAATTGCAATTACGAACCAAGTAAAACGTTGTTTTTGAGTCATAATTTTAGTTTTAACTTCTTTGACTTTTGAATTCATATATTTTCGCCACAATAGAATACCAACAAATTGCATTGGTAAGAAAAATATTAGGTTTAACATCACTTCTCCGTAAAATTTCCATGAATAAGCCACCCAAGCATATGCTAATACGTTAACAATACCAACGTAGTAATTAGATATTTTACCTTTGGCTGCTAAAACTACACACCATATACCAGTTAAAGATGCAGTTACTCCAATCAGACCATCTCCCCAATAAAGGGATAATGATAATATTAATAGGGTAGATACCCCCAACCATATTTTTTCAAACGTCTTCCAATCATTAAAGTAATTCATAATTCCTCCTATACTTCTTTATATAATGGACAGTCATCTTTTATTTCTTCATATTTGTATAAGAATACGCGAGAATTGTTGTTTGCCTCCTTTATTGAAGATTTGTAGATTGATTTTGATGGAGGCTTGGGTATTTCATATATTATACCTTTTTCTTTCTCATCAAAGTACTTCAAATCAATTAAAGTTGAACCACTCTTCCATCTATAACCATTCTTGTGTAGTTCTTTAGACAACTCATTTATTTGGTCTTTATTTGTGAGTATGACTCTAAGACCTTGGCTCAATAGTTCTTGCCTTATTTTCATTTTATACCTCCCCGTATATTGGTTTTAATAGTGAAATGGCATCTATTTCAATTATCTTATAATTTTGACGATAGTGACTAATAAAGCTATCTGCTTCTCAGGAAGAACTGGTCTCCCAAATATATCCTTCCCCCATCAAAAATAATGTACTATGCTCAATAGTGCGAAGTGACTTTACCAATGGACCATCGAAACTCCAGCGGAGTTTTTTGTCAATTGCATATGACTCAAACAACTTAAGTATTTCTTTAGTTCTTATTGATACCACATAGTAATTCACTTTATACCTCCTTATATAAAAAGATTGCTTCCCATATGTCCTCAAAGTTTAGTGTGATATCATCTTTTATGTCCAAATTTTCAATTTTATCATATGACACACGAAGTTTATCTAAACGGACTTTATAATATAAAGGATACATATATTCAGGAGGAAGCCACTCTGGCAAAAAATCCCCATCTTGCCAACGGTAACCTAACTTATTCAATGCTTTACTTACATCAATTACATCTGGTTGATTTTCTAATATAACGCAAAATTCATCTGGTAATCCTTTTCTCAATATCATATTTTACACCTCCTGGTATAGATGGAATGGTCTAACTAACATATCAGAATGAAAAGAATAGCCAGTCTCTCCGTCTAGGTTGTATAAGTCATTTTGCTTTCTTGTTATTTCAAAAGTTTTTCCGCAGAACTTATTCATCTCTGCCGAAAAACCGTATCGAACGTCACTTATCTCAAATTCCCCCTGTAGATGATGGGTAGGGTTAATTAGAAAGTGTTTTTCAAACTCCTTTTTGGTTTTTACCCTTACTATGTCCCCAACTCTATAGACAGGAGAATATAGTTCTAAACTATCTGGTTTGAACGTAAAATCGAGTCTCTTTCTCTTGAGAAATGGTCGATTGTCGTTAACCTGAAAAGCCATTCCTTTGTGGGTTCCATCTTTCGTTGTATGTAACACATCCATTGCAATTCCCATAAATTCACCCCTTTAAAATTTTATTTTTTATTTCTTTCTTATACTTATATTATATCACTTTTTAAGAAAACTTACAACAAAAAAAAGTAGAAAAATAAATTCTACTCTGGATTTCATACTAATTAAACATTATAACTAACATGATTATGATAAACGCTCCCCCAACTAAAGTCAATAAGAATGTGATTAGTAAATCTCCCATAATCTCCTCCTAGCCTATTAAAATTGTACCAATGACGAAACTAAAACAAATTACAACAAAGGTTAAGTACCATACAAAAGGTTCGTCTTTTCGTTCATTTATGCCAAATGCGACCAATTCTGCAACAAGAAATACTATTGTTACTGTAATTACAATTACTAGTATGCCAGTAAGGAGCCTTGTAAAAAGACCAATCATTGCTTCCATAATTAAACCTCCTCATATAAAAAATTTTTATCTAAGATTTCTTCAAAACTAAAAATGTCATAACCCTTCCTAAGATAAACACAAACAGAAGCTTGATACACTTCTTTTTCTCCACCAAATGGCTTAACACGGTAAGCACGATTTCCCCCCGTTAAACCGAAGTAATTTAATTCCCTTAAGTCTTGTCCCATAGCCCAACTGTAGCCAATGCGATTTAACTCCATTGAAAGCTCATCAATTTGTTTCATCGTTCTTACTTTTACTACAAATCCTGTATCTAGTAACTTTCTCTTTATTTTCAATGTTTACACCTCCTTGAAGATGATTGGGATTTTAGTCAACATGTCTGCATCGAAAAGGTGGTAGGCGGTTTCATCATTAGCGTAGTCTTTACACTCATCTAGAATGTACACACCTTCTTCTTCAATACTTTTTATCTTAAAGATTTTACCACTAAGCTTATTCATATTTGTAGAAAAATAACACCTAGTTGTTACAAAAAAGCCATCAGAGAATGGGGATTTTTCAACTCTAAAATATCTACTAAATTCTTCTTTGGTCTTAACCCCAACTATTTCTCCAATTCTAAACTTAGGACTATAAGGTGTTAAATTACTCTCTTTAATAATTATTGAGGTGTCTATCTCACCTAAGTAGCACGGAAAAAAAAGACCCTCACTCAAAGAACACAATTGAAAACCACCTTTAATACTGTTGTCTTTAGTACTGTATAGTCGTGTCGTTATTATTTTCATTTCTACACCTCCTTGTATATAATATTGTGTAACTTGACAAGCATGTCTGAATCAAAATAAAACCCCATTCCATTTACTAATCTAAAAGTACCATCACTGGTTTTATGACTTATCTCATATTCTTTTCCACAAAATTCATTCATGTCTTGTTGAAAATTAGAACAAGTAATTACCCTAAATCCCCATGGTTGGTCATTTAAGATTGTAAAGTCTTTTTCAAATTCTCTTTTAGTCTTAACTCTAACCGTTTCTCCAATTCTAAATCTAGGAGCAGTCAACTTAATGACAGATGAATCATCAATGTGAATATTAAAGTAGGAACCTTTTTGGAAAATCTCATATCTATTACCATTTCTTATTGACTTGATAAAGAAATTTCCTTTTATAGTTCCATCAGTTGTTTTATATAGAGTTTCTTTTTTAAAGTCCATTTATACCTCCTCGTAAATACTTAATACATTAACCAACATATCAGCGTGAAAGTAAAACCCTCCATTTTCCTCTGATAAATAAGTGTCAGAAGTGTCATCTTCTTTTCTAACCCTAAAAATCTTTCCACTATATTTGCTCATCGCCTCAAAAAACATAATAGATGCACCATGTACGGAAAATAAATTGTCATACTTACTTTCTTTAATTAAAAAATGTTTACTGAATTGCTCTTTAGTTTTTATTGCAACTAACGTCCCACTCCTAAAATTAGGAGAATACTTTCTTACTCCCTCTTTCTTTGGATTAAAATTAAGAAACTCACCTTTTAAAAAAGCTTCACCCCCTTGAAGTTTAAAAACTTCTCCTTCTTTAGTGATATACAGTACATATTCCTCCATCTTTAAACCTCCTTATAGATTACATTTTCTTCCCAAATGTCTTTAAACTTATAAGACCCCTTCCAAGAAGGTGTGTAATCAGATAGTTCGCTATATGTTATCCTGGCAAGGTCTATATGAATTTCATAATAAACAGGGAAAAAGGATTCTGGTGGAAACCAGTCTAGAGGGGCGTCACCCTCTTGCCACTTATATCCAATCGTATCTAATTCCTTAGAGATTTGAATGGCTTCTGATTTATCCATTACTTTAACAATAAATCCTCTTTCCAATAATATTTTCTTTATAAACATGTTCTACCTCCTTTAGATTTCTGAATATATTTCATTGTTTTCTGCGAACATTTCTCTAGAGAACACATACGAGCCAACACCTTTTAAATCATATGAATTTATTGAAGGGTTAGCGTGGATTATAGTATACGTTTTACCACAGAATTTATTCATGACTTCTGAGAACAAACGTGGAACTCTAGCTCTAAAGTTAGATTGGCTCCCTACAACAAGATTACTATGATTTTTTTTAAACTCTTGAAACGTTTTTATTCTAATCCTACTTCCTTTTCTGAATTGGTTTATCCTATATACATCAAAAGTTTCTCTCAGTTGACTCTCTGAGTAGACTTTGCCTTCCACAGTTCCTCCCCCTACTACTCTTCTGTGTTTCTCAATGATAGATATTACTCCAGTTTTCTTATGTATCAATTGACTCCCTCTTTCTATTAAATCCATCTATTCTCACTTCCTCTCCAAATATTCTTTAGATTTCTGAATATATTTCATCGTTCTCTGCAAACATTTCTCTAGAAAACCCATACGAATTAATACCGTCCAACTCATATAAATTCCATTCAGGTGTGGAGTGAACTATAGTATACGTTTTGCCACAGAATCTATTCATTTCTACTGAAAATGAACGGGGAACCTTAACTCTGAAGGGAGGTTGGTTTCCTAGAACAAGACCCTTATGACTCCTTTTAAACTCTTGAAATGTTTTTATTCTAACTCTGTCCCCCTCCTTAAATTGATGTATTCTATATCCCTCAAAAGTTTCTTTTAGTTGACTCTCTGATAGGTAGTTACCCCCCACTAAATAAGCTATAGTTCCATTGTCTCTTCTTACGTTTCCTTCATTAACAAATACTTCTTTGGTTTTTATAGATACTAATTGGCATCCTCTGTTCGTAAGACTCATTTATTTCCACTCCTTTATATTTTTTATTTCTTTTCTTATACTTATATTATATCAGAAAATGAATAAAATTACAAGAAAAAAATGTAGCTTTCAAGCTACACCTCTTTGTAAATTGGTGAGAGTAAATCAATTGCGTTAATTATTTGAAAATTACTTGGATTCTTTTCTTGTTGAATGTATCCATCATTAACTGCTACATCAATCGTCCAGAAGTCTTGCTCACCCATCAAGATAATCTCAGTTCTTCTTCCCATAAGTATTTTGAAATCAGAGTCTATATTATCATTATTATAAAAAAGATTATTAGTCTGTGCGTAGTGATATACTATTTCTATATCAGTTTTATTTCTTATTCGGATTATTGTGTAGTCCTTCATATTATTACACCTCTTTATAAAATCCTAAGGGCAAGTCAATTGCGTCAATTACTTGAAAATTGTCAAGATTCATTTTTTGTTGGCGATATCCATCTCTCAGTGCTATATCAACCGTCCAGAAGTCTGTCCCATCTATCAAGATAATTTCAGTTTCTCTTCTCATAAGTATTTTGAAATCAGAGTCTATTTTATTCTTATTATAAAGAAGATTATTTGCAAGTGCATAGGAGTATATTAACATTATGTCAATTTCACTTTTTACTCGGATTATCGTATATTTTTTCACGTTACTATACCTCCTTGAATATCACTTCAAACATGGTTTCTCTTATGTCTATTGTTTCATAAGTGAAACCCATAGATTGTAGAGCTTTTAATTCCTTGTTGTAATCTACGCCAAAACTAACCCGATTCCATACACTTATACACCCCACTTGTGCCCTTGAGGGTATATCAGAAGAATAATTGTGAATTCCTGCTGACCTTAAGTACTCTGGGAAATGTCTACGATTAAATCCAATTCTAAAATCTATTACTTTATAATCCATACTACACCTCCTTGTAAATGTAAATAAAATCTTTTATATATTTAATGCCTAACTCTTTCACTTCATTTCCTCTTTTTTTCTCATATCCAAGAGAATCATCATAGTTCTCCACAAGCCAGATAGAGTTATTTTCTATTATTACTCCTTGACAAGGGTAATTAATTAGTGCGTTTTCGTTTCCTGCGTGTTCTCAGACGTAATCCTTTACTTTTGAAAAAATATAGAACATGTGTTTCTCAGAAAGATTAGTTAATCTAATTAAATCTATGGAACTCATAATTACACCTCCTGATATAATGGAAAAGTGTCTAGAACTTCTATAAAATCATAAACTCGATTACCCTGTCTTTTATAATAAGAAACGGGACATTTTGTTACTAATTTAGAACTACGTATGTGGTAGGCAATATCCCTTTCTGCTCCTTCAAAGTAGTTAAGTTTTTCTAAGTCTCGTCCACTTTCCCATTGACAACCATCGTCACTTAACATTTTTGAAAGCATTCTGGTTTCATCGAGAGTTCGTAATCTTACTACAAATCCATTTTCTAATAAATCTCTTCTTATTTTCAAAAATTACACCTCCTTGTACGTTTTATCAACGGGTCCAATTAACATATCTGCGTCAAAGCTATAAGGACTTCCTTCAAGACGATAAGTCCCATCAAAAGTAACAGTAGACACTTTAAATTTTTTGCCACAATGGTCATTCATACTGGGTAAAAAACCCTTTTTTGTATCAACTAAGAATCCACTGAATTCATCTTCTGGGAATCCCTCAACGACTGTAAAATTCCTTTTAAACTGCGATTTAGTTTTTACCCACACTATATCTCCGACAGAGAATCGAGGAGAGTCGAGAATTAGCTCCTCTTCTTTAAGAATAACATCAAAATCCGTAACTCCTTTATAGATAGGGTGATATACGGGGTTGTGATTACAAGATGAAGCAGGTCTAGTGGTAAATCCACCTTTGATTCTATTCCCCTTTGTCTTGTAAAGTACACATTGACATTCTATCATATCTACACCTCCTCGTATAAGAATTTGCATACGTAAATTTCTTTATAATTATAAACAACAAGTCCTTGTTCTTCATATGTCACAGCACTATTGTATGACACAAACCCACCTTTCCAGCCAGGTTCCATACTATACGCCAAGGTACCTAGGGACATTCCGAAGAAGTTATGTTGTATTAAATTTCTACCTGACCACCACCTATAATCAAGAGAATCAAGTACTATTGAGAGTTCTCTAACTTCTTCCAACGTTTCTAACTTAACTACAAATCCTTCGTCGAGTAACTTCTGTCTTATTTCCTTCATAGTATTATACCTCCTTGTACAAAAAACTTTCCTCAAGAATTTCTTCATATTCGCAAAAAATCTTCCCCGTTTTTCTACAAGACTCAGAGTTAGTAAATCCTACGTAATGGCTTCCAGAATAAGGCTCTATTACGTATACTAAATCTCCTCTTTCTCTTGGACTAGGAGTAAAGGTCACTAGACTTTCATTTGACCACCATTTGTAGTTAAGAAGGTCAAGTAATATTGAAAGTTCTTTGATTTCTTTCAACGTTTTTAGCTTAACTCTAAATCCTTCTTCGAGTAATTCCTGTTTTATTCTCATTACATACCAGCTTCTTTCATTAGCTCCTTTTCGTAGGCGTCAGAAGCTTCAATAGATTCAATGTTCCCTTCTAGTGCATCTCTGTACTCTCTTTCGTTAATTGCGTCCATTCCTTCGTGCTCCATAGCTTCTACTAGTTGGCATTGGTCTTCATATCTGTTAATGATTGTCATATTATCTCACTCCTTTTTATTTTTTATTTCTTTCTATACTTATATTATATCAAAATACGAACAAAATTACAACAAAAAAAAGTAGAAAATTAATTCTACTCTATTCGTTCTAAAAGTATCTTACTAGACTTTCTAAGAACATCATTTGATTCTTTACTGTCTGGTTTAAAACCAAGATTATGTTCAATGTAGTCTTGAGCTTCCTCAATATATTTCGCCATAGTCATCATCTTTCTTGTTGGATTCCCAGTTCTTAAAACATCAAAATCTTCTTCTGACATGAATGAATCTATACTACTTATGAACTTATTTAAATTTTTACTCATACTAACACCTCCTTACATAAGTAAATACCCTAAGACGAACACAAATCCCATAATAAAACACATGAATAACAATACAATAATTAGTTTATTCATATTATTTACCTCCTAGTTTAAAGTTCTTCTTAAAATTTCCCAGTACTCTAATGTGATAACTTTTTCCACAAACTCATAATCCACTTTACCTAGTGCAAAGCCAGCTATCATTCCATCTAAATATGTGTCTAAGTTTAAATGGTTGGTATCTGCATAATCAACTATTGAATTTGTTTCTGTGTTTACTATCGCAAAGGTTTGCCCATCACTATTGTATATGTCATCAAATCTTATGTCCCCAAAATTCATGTCCATACTGGTAAAATATGACATCACTTGCGGGTCCACGATGTAATATTTCTCAATTATTAACATATTACTCGCCTCCTTCTGGGTCTTCTATTTTATAAGTAGTGACTGGGGTGATTTTAAGTGATTGAATAAAAACACATGAGGTTTCAGCAAATCCACGAATACTATCTTCTTCTTCTTCTTCGACTTTGCTAAAGTCAAACATCTCACACTCTGAAAACTCAAAGTAAGGTGTATTGACGATTGCCCCAAGAACATCATTCTTGTCTGTTAAACACACTGGAACGCAACGTACTTCACTGTGTTTGCCATCTAAATCACTCATCATCCATTCATCTCTTAATATATCAAACAATTCTTCAGCCTTATCTCTGCGGCACAATATTCCTTCAAATTTTATTGCTCCTGAGTACCACCCTTTTCCACGAAACCCCACATAAGCTAAATTCTCTAATTTCATAATTACAATACCCCCTTAGGCTTATAGTCCTTACAATTACTCACATCTGGGATTCTAAGAGATAAATCTAAATCCCAATGACCTTCAAAACACGCCATACCATCTTTCTTCATATTCTTGCAACCGTTACATTTTAATTGCTTCATTATGCCTCCTCGTAATACGCGTAGTCTAATAATTCAAAGTTTTTTAACGTCTTTACTACTTCAGAAGTTTCAAGACCAAGACTGTGAAATGTAATAACTAGTCCATGGTACAGAACCTTATAGTCACAAATTACGAACTTACCGTCATACTTAGCATATACTTTCGCCCCTGACCTAATGTTTTCCATAGCAGTCTTAAAATCAATTTCTTCATACTTCTTATTCTCTAGTAACTCTAATTGATTTTCTTTTGCGTACAATACATTATAAATTAATCCACCTCTCTTTGAATGAATGATAATTCTAGGGTATACTTCTACAAAATCTGCTTCACGAGAGTCAATATCCAACATATCACAATAATCTGCCCACACTTCCCATGGAAAATCACTCTTGAGAATAGTAAATACTCCATTTCTCTTACTTTTACGAATATTATCCATTTGACACCTACTTCCTTTTTATAATTATAATTTACTATCTCTAAATGCAAGTTCAGGGGAGAAGAATTCTTCATATCTCTTTTTCCCCATCAATTGAGATACTCTCACTGGTTTAGTGTTAGACTTCAAAGAGTCAAATTTTACCGCAAACCCACCCAATTCTATTCTATCTGGGGCGTTATAGCAACTTCCCTCTTTCTCAGGTTCTTCCATAGAAACCATTGCACAGTTGTGAGTTTTCCATACCCATTCGTATCTGTCTTTTAGCAATTTTAGTAACAGATATTCATTTTTAGTTAGCATATTAATCCTCCTTTTTTCCGTTATATTACCTCCTTGTAAAACGTATGGTCGGATAAATCACAAAAATTATAAATTTTATCACTCCCCAAGCACTTCACAGGTGCATATCTATCGTATTTACACATATAAACCCTAACTAACTCAACCCCCACACCATCTTCTTTTATAAATACATTGCTTTCTTTAGATAAATACTCACTTTCTGAAATTTTTAAAAAGGCTTCTTTAAAACTTATTTGTTTATACTCTTTGGCTTTTTTAAATGCTATGTTGCCTTTTAGCAACCCGATTAACACACTTAGTTCATTGACCTCTTTTAGAGGTATTGACTCAGTACCAAAGCTAATACTGGAATATATTCTATCATCACCTACCCACCAGTCGTAATCTGAGTATTTGTGGTCTAACAACTTTATTCTTCCGCCACACTCTATTCCATTGTCTAATCTGAATTGCTCAACATAGTTTTTTCTCATTACCTCCTCAATTATTTCTGTCCAAGTATCAACAGCCCCTACAATTGTGCCATCAGGATATGATATTTCAAAGTAGAGCATGCCAGACGAAAACGGCATAGAGTGTTTTACTTTAGATATAGTGCCTATTTTTCCCTCAAACTCTCGCATTTCCTTGTTGAATAATTCCTTTTCTTCGTCTAATACGATTTTTACTTTTCTACCTACTAATACTTCTTTCATAGTATTCATCTCCTATTCATTAAACAAGTATTCTGTAGTTACAATGACCACAGAAGATTACTTCATTATAGTCCCATAGTGATGTGTCATCATATTGTATTAAGCTACCACAGTGTCTACAGGTCACCGTTTTTATTAAGCGTATGTGGTTAAAACCTTTACTGTCATGATATTTCCTCCTTTTGTAAGATTAACAATCCTTATATATTATATTTAATTTTGTTCTTACATAATAGTTATAGTGAAATAATTGAAACATTTGGATTCCATAGGTAGTAGAATCGTTTATTTCAAAAAGAAGGTATTCGTCAAACGTCTCGCTATACTTTACCACATATTTTTCCTCACGGTACTCAACAAAAGTTTCCAACCCATGGTTTAACCTTTCAAACATTTCTCTTGACGGTATTTTATGGTATTCAGTCATTTTGTTTTCCTCCTTTTTTTATCTTCTATATATATTATATCACCAAATGAAGGATTTTTCAAGGACAATCTGTAGATTTCCATCGTGGGTGGGGGACTACTACCAGCGTGTAAGGTGGGGGAGTTACGAATAGTCAATGAATGTGTGTGGTGAATTATGGAAAATAAGGTGAAAATGAGGGTGGTTTATCGACACCACTCCACTGTGGAATAAACATTAATTACCAAATTTTTACTGCCTCCCTCTATTTATATCTATTTATATCTATTTAAAGACTATTTAAAGACTATTTCAGAGAAAACGCCACTCCCCATAAACCCTTCTATAGCCTCATCTATTGGGGTTTCAATAATTAGTTAAACGGAAAATATAACTAGTTAAACGGAAAATATAACTAGTTAAACGGAAAATATAACTAGTTAAACGGAAAATATAACTAGTTAAACGGAAAATATAACTTATTCGGAAAACGCACTTGACAAATTCCGTATGTTGTGATACAATATAAATAGGAGATGATAATATGAACAACTTAGATGTAGTCAAGCACGGTAGCTTGATAGACGCAACGTCAGAGAAACCCTTTTCACAATTTGAACAACAGTTTATAGCAGAGGCACTGTCAAAGATTTCTATGGAGGACAATGAACTGAAGGATACGGAGATAGACGTAGATGAACTTTACGAAGAGTGTTTTGGAGGTGTTCCGTCAGGGGTCACTAAGAAAAAGGCTTATGGAGCCCTAGAGGGATTGACAGAGAAAAAGATAACGATACATGTAAATGGACTAAAAAGGAAAGAGAGAGCATCATTCTCGTGGCTCAGCTTGTTCGTATATGACAAAGTTACAGGCAAGGCTACAGCCCATATTAACAAAGATGCAGCAATATATTTGTTGAATCTTGACGATAATTTCACAAAGATAAAAAGGGAGATATACATGCTAATGAGTAATACTTATGGTACAAGACTCTTAGAACTCATGAGTAAGGTATATGGTGCTGTGAATGAGAGACTCTTTACAATAGAAGAATTGAGAAAACTGCTTCATGTGGGGGACAGGTATCCGAGTAACTACGACCTTAAGAGATATGTAATAGAGCCAGCCATCGAAGGAGTGAATGAACTAGCAGACTTTGTATTAAGTTATGAACAGATTAAAACAAAAAGGAGAATATCACACTTCAAATTTACAAAGCACAAGAAGAAAGATTTAGATGAGCACAAGCCTATAGAGTTTTAACAGCTCCATTTGTGTGTATCCACAACGCACCGTAGAAAGGAGGTCCACACCACTTTACACAGCTTAGTAACTACTGCTTTTGTTGACACCCTACCTTAACAATAAGGGTGTATTTAGCATACAAAGAATACAGTAAAGGTGAATCAAATCCTTACAAGCTCAATGATTTCCTTACAATGCCTCGGAATAGTTTTGTAAATAAAAAATAACCTCCGTTAAGAGGTTACATAATTCCTAATACTTTAAATACAAAAGATACAACAGCCCCTATAAATAAAATGGGGATTGTGAACGCCAGAAAGGATATTATATTATCCATCAGTTTGTCAAATACATTCGACCAATTAGTGTTTATAATGAATGCTTCATACATTTCTTCAAAGGCAAAGACTATCAACATAGCCAGAGAGCCAATTACAAAAAGTGAAAGAAGAGAATTTAATATGGACTCTATAGCAGCCATAACATATCAAACCCAAACAAGTGTAAGATGAATCCCACTATAAAGCCAATGGACGCAAGACACAACGTAACAATAATTGTACTAAAGAGAGCAAGTATAGTAGCATATAGGAACGTTCCTACCCATTCCAACGCTTCTACGTAATTAAAGAGTCCTCTTATGATAAAAAATATCAGGACCACTATAATCCCTAGCCCCATGTATAAAACAATTAAATCTATCATGTGTACCTCCATTCCTAAGTTTTTCGCATAATTGTATATGCTAGAACACCCAAAAGCCCAATTAATGTATATGAAACAACAACAATGTACATAGGGACTTCCTGTGCTATCCAATCCAAAAGTAATCAACTCCAAACAAGTATAAGATGAACCCTACGGTGAGTCCAATTGTCATAATGGCTCCTATGGCTACCATAACTATAAATATCCCTAAGGCAACGTCTTTAAACGATACTATCCAACGATAGTGGTCACTTACATAGTCAAAGATTTCCCCCAACACAAAATACGCTATCACACAGGCAAGACCCAGAAATGTAATTTTAAAAAGTATTCCCATATATACTACCTCCTTAGTTTAGACAAGAAAAAGTAACCCCCTGGAGGGATTACTCAGTGTCTTCATCTTCTTCATCAACGTCGTCATCTTCATCTTCATCTTCAGCAACTTCGTCTTCAACTTGTTCAGTCAATCTCTCAATAGACTCAGCTTCAAAATCCACTTTAGCCTTCTTAAGGATTACCTTAACGATTACGTGCTCTTTAGTCTCAACATCTTCCATTAGCATACCTTGCTTAACGTTGCCAAGAATAGCGAAGCCCTCGAATTCTACTTTGGAGATAGTGTCGTAAATTGCATTTCTCTTAAGTTCATTTGCAGTTATTTTTCTTTCAGCCATTAGTTAGCCACCCTTCATATTGTTTTATGTTACAAGAGACAGAACCATTCTATCCCCCACTTCTATAGGTACATCATTATAGACTATATTATGTGTAAAAGTCCAAGCAATCTGTGGAACCATCTTCAAATGTAACCTTGATAAGCCCAATCATATACTCAATCTTTCTGACATTTTCTTTGATTTCTTCAACCTTACCATCTGTGAAATTAATAACCAGTGAATCGTAAGTTCCTACAATAGTCTCAACTGTTCCACTTCTGACATTACTCAAGTTGCCCTGGTAGTTACATAGGACATCAACTCTCTTACCAACAAATCTATTTAAGTTTTTAGTCATAGTATTCTCAACCCCTTTTTTTATTTTCTTTCTATACTTATATTATATCATTAGACTAACAATTTTGCAACAACAATTTTAATTCATTTCTAATTTGCTTTTTTTATGAGTATACCGAAAATACTATTAATGTTATTATAGCCATTATAATCATATACACAACTGTTCCTCCTGTCATATTATTACCTCCTTTTTTTATTTTCTTTCTATACTTATATTATACCACCAAAGGAACAATTCTACAAGAACAATTTTATTTAAATGTAATCTTGACTTGTCCCAATAGCAATTCTTTAAGGAGTGCAGAGTCTTTCCATCCGCTTGAGTTAGGCTTGTAATATTGCAGTCCTGTGTTGTTGATTCTATAGAAGTATCTCCTACCCTCAATTCCAAATTCCTGATTCTTTTCCACAGCAAGGGTCTTTAGTGCTTCGTCTAACAATTCATTTGACAGCATTCTAACCAGCTCCTTTTATTTTTTATTTTCTTTCTATACTTATATTATATCACCAGATGAACAATTTTGCAACAACAATCTGTGTCTAGTTTGCCTTACAGCTCCATTATTCGTGTAAGCAAACCCTTACAGGTCCTATATGTGCTTACAGCTCCAATATACGAGTAGACAGAGGGGTGGATACCACCCATTTATACAGGATGAGGCTATTGCAGGTTCTCTCAGCTCCAGTCACCGTAAGAAAAGTTTACTTTAAATTTACAATAAGGGTGCAGGAAAATTGTTGAATGTAATGTTTTCTATACGTTGGTAAGGGAAACCTTACAAATCCCGGGTGCTTTACATAATCCTTACAAACGAGGACCGGTCCCAATTGTAAAGTTTTCCTTACAAATGTAATCAAAAAAAAAGCAACCCTTGTAAGGGCTACTCTTCTTTTGTATCTTCTTCCTTATCCTTTGTATCTTTTTCCTCAACTTGTACGGTTGGACGTTCGATACTGTTGGTTTCAAAGCTAACCTTTGTTTTCTTAAGGATTACCTTAATAATCACATCTTCTTTGTCATCTTTACTTCTCATAAGAATTCCTTGCTTTACATGACCAATTGCATTGTAATCTTCAAAGTCAGTTTGTGCGATAGTTTCGTAAAGTCCGTTTCTCTTAAGTTCGTTTTTTGTAAGTTTTCTCATAGTGTTTACACCCCTTTACAATTCTGGAACAGAACCTTTTTTCTGTTCCTTTTCTATACTCTTATTATACATCTTTTTTGCCATTTTGTCAAGACTTTTCTAAAAGAAATCTAAAAAAGTTTGAGAGCCGTCATTGTACGTAATTCTTACAAAGTTACTGAAATATCCGATTTCTCTTACATTTGTTTTATACTTCTCACGTCTGCCGTCTCGATATCTTACATCTAAGCTTTCATTTGTACCTTCCATTGTACAAACTGTACCAGTTGTAACGATTAGCATTTTTCTACCTGTGTAAAGTACAACGTCCATTTCCTTACCTAAAAATCTTTCAAAATTCTTTTCCATAATATTTTCCCCCTTTGTTCTATACTTATATTATATCAAATTATTTTCGACTTGTCAAGAGAAAACTTTTTTTATTTTCTGACCAGTCTTTTTTTATTTCCTTTCTTGCTATGCTTATATTATATCAGATTGCCCCAAAAAAGTCAAGGAATTTCTTTGTCTAGTTTATATTTTCTTTGTATACAGCTCCTAATTTTGTTAAGTAATACCTTACACGGAGTTTTTTTATATTGAGACCTTACATAATCCTTACAAAGGGTCCCGGGTTCGAACTGTAAAGTATTCCTTACAAGTGTAAACAAAAAGAAAAGCAAGGTTTCCCTTACTTTAATAAGATTAGTGGAATTAATGTATTTTTTATAAATTTAGACGAGAAATATCAAGTTTTCCTTCTTCCAATGGGAAGAACCCTTGTTCTTCTAGTTCTTCATACACAAGCTCATTAATTTCACGTTCTGTAAAGTCTTCTATATTTGATAAAAATATTTCGATATTTGTTTCCATTTCTAGATGGTGGTTCATAAAAGTAACAAGGAAAGCTGATGTTATTTCTTTTTCTACAATCTCATAAGCTTGTCCTGTTTTTCTTATGTTTATTTCTACATCACTTACATATATATCTGTAATTATAGAGTCTTTTTCAAAGTATTCTGCAATTGTATCTTGATTTAACTCAGTTATACCGAAATTTCTAAATCTGGACCCATCTGTAAAAACCCCACAATATTTCTGACTATAAGCTCCTTGACTTACAAATGTCCACGTTTGACCGTTTACTGTAACTGTGTAACTTTCACGACCACCTACCATAGCATCAAAAATTCTTTCAATTAAATCTTCTCTTGTGATATCCTTTGATTGTTCATCTTTAATTATTTTTACTGTTGTCATAATTTTCATCTCCTTTTCTTCTATACTCTTATTATATCATACCTTGACTATCTGTCAAGGGTTTTTTTAAATTCTTTTGTAAACTATACTATACACAAATGGTGTGGTGAAAATTCCAAACACTCTGCCAACATTTTTTCATTTCTTGTTATTTCTGCCTTAAGCATTTCAATTCTTTCTTCTAATTCGTCTTCTGTTACTTCTTGAATTCCCATTTCCATATGAGAATGTCCTCTAAATGCGTCTTTTTCATCTTCTGCTTTAATGTAGGCAACTGTTTCGCCCACGCCGTAACCCTTCATTTCGTCTGTGTAATGGTATATTTTAAATAATTTTGTCATAATTTTCATCTCCTTTTTTCTATACTCTTATTATATCATATCTTCTTAAATTGTCAAGCTTTATTTTAAGATTTTAATAATTATTAAATAATCAACTTGCAAGTCATACGGATTATAGTCTACGGCTTTTTTAAACATTTCAGAAACTTTCATTCCTTTGTTGAATTTTTTTTCACCGTATTCTAATTTTCTAGTAAGTCTATTATTTAAAAACTCTTCTTTAGTCATCATTGCTAATAGTACATTTATACCTTCATATTTCTGAGAAAAAACATTAAGAATTTTTCTGTACTTTCTATCGCTTATCATAATATCTACCCCTTTTCTTCTTCTTCTGTACCTTAATTATACCACAATCAAAACCATTGTCAAGCTTTATTTCACATTTATTTGTGTAAATTTTACCTTACAAAACGCCCCGGGTTGGGATTGTAAAGTATTCCTTACATATGTAAACAAAAAAAGTACCAGACGCTATGTCCAGTACTCTTTATAAACTATTCTTTTTTCACACTTTTGATAACTTTTGTAATTTTTTCTTTACTTTTGTTTAATGTTTTCATTAAGTTTTCTTTAAAATTCTTAAGCTTTGTTTTTACTACTACCTTTGTAGCCAAAGATTTAATTCTGTCTTGATTTAAATACAGTACGAATGCCAAACCTAAAAGCCCAATTGTTATCTGTCGCTTACTTAAATTACTTACTTTTGTTTTTAACTCTGCTTTATAGTTCCAAATATTAAATTCTTCATCAAAATCAAATCCAGTTAATTCAAAAGCGATTAAACCAATAGGTAAAATTGTTTTAAACGTTTTGGACTTTACAACTTCTTCAAAATTAACTTCAGAAAGCTTTGAGGTTATTAAATGAAAGTTATCATTGATTAACTCTTCAACGTTCCCAGTTCTAAAGCTATTAAACAAAGTCATAAATAAATTTACGATTGGATTAATTCCACCGTCATACTCAAAAGGTGTTATAAGCTTTTTAAAAGTTTTGTTTCCTAAGATATCTATAGTTGGTGCGATTGTTTTAACTTGTTCACTAGAATAACTAATTGCAATTACTTCATTCTTTTCTATTCGTCTAACTCTCAATAGTTCGCCGTCCATTGATTTTACTGTATCGTTAGATTGAATATCTTTAATAGTTGTAGGAATTAAAACTCCCACAGGAATATTCTTAATAAATTCAGTACCCTTTGTTTTTACCATACCGTCAACAGATTTTGAATATGTCTTGCCATAAAATGACAATCCAGTTGGTGTTAAAGCTACATTTTCATCATTTACCAAAAACTTACTAATATTACCCAATACATTTTTCATAATTTTTCCCCCTATTTTTTTATTTATCATATCATTTTCTGTATCATCTTGAAACATGTCATCTGTCCAAGTATGTCCATAAATTGTACCAAAAGGTTGTCTTAACTGATACCCATATAAATTTACTTTCCTAATCGTTGCTGAGTCCCCAGAATAACGTTCAATCATTTTCTCGTTTGCTTTTTCTGAATGGTCTCCGTCGTCCATATAATAAAAGTCTTGAGTATTTAAATCTGTTCTAATTTTCACTTGGTCCCCTACTTTTAAGTTTCTCATAATTTTCATTTTCCTTTCTTCTTCTTCTGTACCTTAATTATACCATATTATAGCAAGTTGTCAAGGACTTTCTTCAAATTCTTTTTTTATCTTTGTCCCTTTGCTATACTTATATTATATCACAATTGAGGACTCTGTCAAGTGTTAAATTTAAGTTTATTTGTGTAAATTTTACCTTACAAAATGCCCCGGTTCCGAATTGTAAGGTTTTTCTTACAAATGTTTTATTACAAGGGAAAAGCCCCTACTTATGTAAGGGCTAAAAGGGAAAAACTTTGTTTCGTATACACACCTTTAAGTATGTAATGTATGGCGTACCTGGTAGGACTCGAACCTACATACCCTTGATTAACAGTCAAGTGCTAAGCCTTTTAGCTACAGATACAAATTTTGGTTGCTGTGGTTGGACTCGAACCAACATATGACAGTCTATAAAACCGTTTAGGAAACCATTATCCCAACACTCGCATTATGTAAGCGACTACTGACACGTGCCTCGAAGAACACAGTTTTCGTCGCTTTTGTAAATTATTTTCTATATACTGAACTGTCAAATAAAGCTTGAATTAATTTGAGAATGAACATTTACCAACCTCCTTTTCAATTGTAAGGTAATGAAGAAAGAAGTAAGGCTTTCGCCTTAGTCTTCTTCTGTTTTTTCATCATTCTCAACTTTTTCTTTATCTTCTTTTTTCTTTTCTTCAACTTGCTCAACTAATCTTTCAATCTGCTCAGTTTCAAAATCAACCTTTTCTTTTTTAAGGATTACTTTAATAACAATGTTATCGCCGTTTTCCTTGTCTTCGATTAATAGACCTTGCTTTACATGACCTTTTACTAAAAAGTCCTTAAATTCTGCTTGAGCGATTGTTTCGTATAAACCATTTCTCTTTAATTCATTAGCTGTTAATTTTCTCATAATATTCAACCCCTTTTAATTTTTAGAATAACAACCTTTTTGTTATCCTTTTCTATACTCTTATTATACCAAATATTTCATAGAATGTCAAGACTTTTTTTAATTCTTTTTTTCTTTTATTGCCTTTCTTTCTATACTCTTATTATAACATTTTTTCTACAAGGTGTCAAGCTTTTATCCAAAGTATTTAATAATTTTAATCATTAGCCAAAATGCCAAACCCACAACACTAATTTGGAATAAGCCAACTGCTACCATTGTAGCGACAACAGTTTTATCAGTAGTTTCGCTTTTCATAATGTTTCCCCCTTTTCTCTATACCCTTATTATATCAGACAAGAGATAAAATGTCAAGACTTTTTTTATTTTTATTTTACCTTGAGAAATACTTTTCATCTCTTTGCTATACTCATATTGTATCATTCCGAATACAGTTTGTCAAGAGTTTTCTGAAGTTTTTTCTTCAAGGTGCTTTTTGTTTATCTCTTTTCTATACCTTAATTATACCAAAATATGCCCAAAAAGTCAAGGGTTTTCTTTGTCTAATTACAATTATTTGTGTAAACAAAACCTTACAAATCGTCCCGGGCACACTTTACACAATCTTTACAATTGTAAGCAAAAAAAAGTCCCTATTTCTAGGGATATTTTCTAAAGGATAACCGTTTCGTCGCCAGAAGTCATTTTGAATTTTGTTACTTTTTCAATTTTCATTCTGCCAAATTTTTTATTTAATTCTGATAGCTCTAATTTTTTTTCTTTAAATTCTTTTTCACTTTCAAAGGTTTTATTTACAAACAACTCAATTCCGTAATTAATGCCGTTTCCATCAATCCCATAGTCCCAAATATTTTTCACAAAGTCATTTGGTTCAATTGTTGTAAAAAAATCTCCTTTAACTTCACTATGTTTCCCGTCCAAGTCCCCAAAATACCATTCTTTTCTAATATTCTTAGATAATTTTTCTAAGTCTTCTTTTTTACAAATAATACCACATAAACCTGTAGAATTAGAATATTCGCCGTAACCCCAATAACCAATAAAAGCATAATCTTTAAATTCTAACATAATTTCCATCTCCTTTTCTATACTCTAATTATACATCAATATTATTAATTTGTCAAGGAATTTCTTCCTAAAGTGACAATCAAGCCACTTTAAAGAAGTTTTTCACTTTTCGCCAAGGTGCTCCACAAAATCCAGTTTTATATGTTTTTGTGTTATATACTAATTTTCTATCTAAGTTGTGATAAATCATACTTTCATCAATTGCGTCTGCTAGTCCAGTATGTTCCTCAATATAATAGTCATCGCCAAACATAAATCTATAAGTAACTTCTGCATTTGTTTTGTAATTTCCTTTTTCTGTTACATGTCCATTTTCTAAAACAAATTCTTGAAAACTTTCTTGTAGTAAAACTGTCTCACATACTAGACCCCAAATATCTAAAAATTCATATTGACCTTTTACAATTAATTTAAATGACTCTTTGTAGTCAACTTTTTTGTTGTCTTTATATTTTAAAGTTCTTTTTCCTTTTGCTAAAATTCTCATATAGCTATGAACCAAAGCTCTAATATCAAATAATAAGTTATAAGCTAATACTTTTGAAACATTATTTATTTCAATATCATTTCTTAAAATTTTAACCATTTCTAAAAATGGAATTGTAATATGCTCTAAAGCTAAGTAATGTTTTTTTACTTTATCCGCAAAATATGCACTATCCATTAATTCTTTGTTGTTAAAAATTTCTTCTACTAAAAATCTTCTTTTCTTTAATGTTTTGCCTTGTGGTGAAGTAATTACCCAACCGATATCGTAAATTAGTGGTTTGTAAACTGAACCTGCTGTTTCTACATCAAATGTTAAGTTATTCTTTTTCATAATTTTTTCCCCTTAATCTTTTTTTAGTTTCCCTTTGTCTTTCTATACTCTTATTATACCATAGTGATTGAGATTGTCAAGCTTTATTTTAATTCTTTTTTAGATTATTTATCTCTTTCTTTCTATACTCTTATTATAACACATCTGAGACCCTTGTCAAGCTTTATT